GGGATCAGGGCGGCATGCGCGGTCGCGCGAAGGCGGCGGGCGGGCTGCGCTGGGCGGTATGACGGGCGTGCGCCGAAGCGCGGCCCACGCGATCGGACCGATCGCATCGATCAATCAGACGAACCATTCGGAGCGAATACCCGATGAGCATCACGGCAATCAACGTACGCAATCAATTCCGGGGCAAGGTGAAAGAGATCATCCGCGGGCCCGTCGTGTCCGAGGTCGACGTCGACACGCCGTTCGGCATCGTCACGTCGGTCATCACGACGCGCTCGATCGACGAACTGGAGCTGAAGGTCGGCACCGAGGTGGTGGCGCTCGTCAAGTCGACGGAGGTGTCGATCGCGCGCCTGTGAGCGGGCGGTTGCGTTGAAGCGTCGCCCGGCGCGGGGCGGTCTCTCGCGCCCGCCGGGCACCGGCTTCGCCGTTCTTCCCGGCACTTGTGAAAGTGCTAGGATGCAATGAAACCGACGGCGGAGGCGGGCCATGTTTCCTATCCTGAGTCCCGAAGCGATCGAAGCGCTGAAGTGGATCGACCAGTTCGGTGCCGGTCGGCCGTTGCCGGCGGGTTTCCGGCTGCCGCTCGAGGAGCTTCTGAACGACGGCTTCGTCTATCTGAGCGGGCCCGACCGGGTCGACATCACCGACGACGGCAAGGCTTACCTATCTGAAGCGTACGATTGACGGAGACGGCAGACGCCGGGCGCAGGGTTTGCCCGTATGCGCCGGCGCACGGTCCGTCCGGATCGGGGAGGCGACAAAATGGAACCGAAAGGCAATGACATCGGCGACTTCGGCGAGTCTTACAAGGGCTACGACATCGAAGTGAAGACCGAGCAGCTCTGGGCGGGCGAGAAAGCCCATTACCGGGTGCTGCAGGGCGGCGCGGTCGTGATCGACTGGCGCCTCGTGCATATCGACGGGCTGCTGCTCAGCGAGCGCAGGGTAATCGAGCAGACGCTCGCCGTCGCGCGATCGACGGTCGATCGGGAACTGCTGGGGGCGGGGGTCGTTTGACGGGCTTTGTCCGTACTCGGTTGCGCCGGCGATCCGCGCGCGGATCGTGCGGGAGCGAGGCGCGAATCGATTGGGCGCGGCATCGGATTCGAGGCGGTGCATCGTCGGTGTCGCAGGGCTGTCGACGCACCTTCGATGGCGGTATTCGCATCGATCCATCCGATTGGATCGGTTCTCGCACGCGACCGCTTGAATAGCGATACAAATATTCACAAAGAATCGGCGTGCCGCGCGGCGCGCGTCGAATATACTGGTTCAAGCATCTTCTCCTCGTGCCAAAGGATCTGATGCGAAAGAAAGCCCCGGCTGCGTCATGCGGTCGGGGCTTTCGCATTTGGGAATCGGCAAGCGCGAACGGCGCGCCGCGCGTCCCGCGAACCTGTCCTTCGGTCGCATTGCGGTAAAATGCGCGGTTGTCCACGCGCCGCCGCGCTTTTCCGTACTGCCTATGTCTGCCTCGTCTTCGTTCAGTCCACGCCGAGTGTCCGTCGCCCCGATGATGGACTGGACCGATCGCCACTGCCGTTCGTTTCATCGGACGATCTCGCGCCACACGTGGCTTTACACGGAGATGGTGACGACGGGCGCGCTGGTCCACGGCGACGTCGCGCGCCACCTGGCGTTCACGCCCGGCGAAGCGCCCGTCGCGCTGCAGCTCGGCGGCAGCGAGCCCGCGGATCTCGCGCATTCCGCGAAGCTCGGCGAGCGCTGGGGCTACGACGAAATCAACCTGAATTGCGGCTGTCCATCCGAGCGCGTGCAGCGCGGCGCGTTCGGCGCGTGCCTGATGAACGAGCCGCAACTCGTCGCCGATTGCGTGAAGGCGATGTGCGACGCGGTGTCGATTCCGGTGACGGTCAAGCATCGGATCGGCGTGGACGCGGTCGAGGACTACGCGTTCGTGCGCGACTTCGTCGGCACGGTCGCCGCGGCCGGCTGCGACGTGTTCATCGTGCATGCGCGCAACGCGATCCTGAAGGGCTTGTCGCCGAAAGAGAACCGCGAGATTCCGCCGCTCAAGTACGACTACGCGTATCGGCTGAAGCAGGATTTTCCTCAGCTCGAGATCATCGTCAACGGCGGCATCACGACGCTCGACGAAGTCGAGCGGCACCTGCAGCACGTCGACGGCGTGATGCTCGGCCGCGAGGCTTATCACAATCCGTACGTGCTCGCCGACGTCGACGCGCGCTTCTACGGCGCGGCCACGCCGGCGCCGACGCGCGAGGCAGTGGAGGCGCAACTCGTCGAATACTGTGCGACCGAACTCGCGCGCGGCACATATCTCGGCGCGATCGTCCGGCATGCGCTCGGTCTGTATCGCGGCGTCGCGGGCGCGCGCGGCTGGCGCCGCGTGCTGTCGGACAGCAAGCGTCTTGCGCGCGGCGATCTGTCGATCTTCGACGAGGCGCGCGCGCACCTGACGACTCCGGAAGATTTTTTTGAAGAAAAGGCTTTGCAAAGTTAAACGGCCTTTGTATAATCTCGCTTCTTCGTTGATGAGCCAACTGCGGCGAATCAAGCGGAGAAAAAATAGTGGTGGCTGTAGCTCAGTTGGTAGAGTCCAGGATTGTGATTCCTGTCGTCGTGGGTTCGAGTCCCATCAGCCACCCCACCGAATGCATAAACAAAACAGGCGCTTAGGCGCCTGTTTTGCTTTGCGGGGGACAACTCGGGGACAATAGCGTCGATTCGAGCCTCGCCATCTCTAGAGCGTTCTGCTCGCCATCCATCCATTTCGCGTACGTTGTCAGGAACATCTCGATGCTGTGCCCGAGCTGTTTCGCACAAAACGCTGGGGTCATTCCGGCCATCAGCATCGCGGTCGCGTAGCTATGCCGCATGTTGTACGGGCGACGGTAGCGAATTCCGAGTCGTTTCAGAATCGGCGTCCAGAAGCTTCGTCGGAATGCACGCTCGTCCTCCCACCGGGTGCTGTACCGCGGATCATGAAAAATCGCGGCGCCAGCCATCTGGGTGAATGAGCGCTGACGCGTCAATGCAGCTAGCGCCCGGCTGTTCAGGCGAACCGTGCGGGCGACTGCTGTCTTGGTTCGATCCTTGTGCTCGCCGCGGACTAGCGCTTCGGCGACCAGAATGGTCCCGTTCTGCAAATCCACATTTAGCCACTGCAGGCCAAATATCTCCGATGTTCGAAGGCCGGTCCAGAACCAGAACTCGATGAGGTTGTGGACCTGTCCGGGATAGGCGCGCTCGGCCTCATGGATGATTTTTTCAGACTCGTCGCGGGAGAACGGATCGGGTGGGGGCTTTTGGTGTTTCGCGCGAGGCACGTTTGCCGCGGGATTGTCGGTCAACACATTGTCGGACACGGCCAAGTCGAGCGCCTTTCTCATTACCGACACGTAATTGTTGACCGTTTTGCCGCTCAGGTCAGGCCGGCCCGCAATCGCAGTCAATACGTGGCTCAACTTCAACCTGCGGAGTGGAGTCGGTCCGAGCGGATTCTGATTCTTGTCGCACGCCGCGGCTTTCCAGAATCGGATGGCGCTCTCGTATCCGTCTTTCGTCGACGATTCGATTCGCTGGGCGGTGAGCCAGGTGTCGAGCCAGCCGCCGACAGTCAGTGTGCTGGGTGCTCCAGAGGTCGGAAAATACTCGACCAAACTGAAGGTTCCGAGTCGGATCCGATCGACGATCTCGGCGATCAGGCGGTGGGCGTACTTGACGTTTGCCGGAGTCGGCGGCATCGGTTTGCCGTTCAGCATCAGCGTTTGCCGTTCTCTTTTGCCGTCGAGTGTGAAGTTCAGGCGGATGGATGACGTGCGAATTTCTACGCCGCCGCTTGCTCTACCCATAGTTGATACCCTTTGATGGAAATGAAGATGCCGCCGTCAGGCGAGCGCCGGTACTCGCGACCTTCGAGCCACTTTCCGTCCTCGATTTTTCGACGGATGGCTTTCTCGGTGAGGCCCGTGATCACGGCGGCAAGCGCTACGGTGACGTACGGGGCAGGCGCAATCAGAGTAGGTGAGTCGACCATGCTACGATCCCTCTGTCTCAAAAAGGCGTTGAACCAATGCAGAAGAAATTTGTGATGCGCGGGTACGAAATGAACTGCGAGCCGCGCGTGACCGAAGACGGCAAGTTTGCCGCTCAGGTCGAAGTGACGAAGTTGGGATACAGCAGGGAGGCCGCGTTCCGGAATCTCGGCGAGTTCGGCACAGAGGCCGAAGCGGTCGCCTATGCAAAGAATTTTTCGGAAGAGTGGCTTAGCCGGTACGCCTGAATTCGACAACCCACACCCAGGGGTTTGCATCCCAGCCGTGGCCGCGAGCGGCGTTGAGGCCGTCCCACAGATCGCGGAATGCGCGAATGCTCGGAGGCAGATGCTCGCCGGCGCAATATCCGCGCATGTGGTGATCCTCGATCGTCACGCCTTCGGCCCGAGCGTCTGACTCGCTGATGCTCTGCAGACGCTCGGCGCGCACGCCGGTGATCTCGAGCGTGATACGCGATGCCCAGCGCGGCATATGGATGCTCGGCGTCCAGCCGCGCCACTGTTTCGCCTCGATTCCTCTGCACTGGCTGTCTGTGATGTCGACCTCGTGCCGTCCGTCATCGGCGCGGTAGGCAATGCCCGCATACCATCGCTGACTACCATCCGGAAATGTCTCGTTGCCGAGGCGATTCGCGTCGTGGGTCTCGCGCACCCACAGTCGATCACCGGTATTTCCGTGCGGGCAGGGAAGCTGATAGCACTGCTCATCGCCGCGAAGCGCCCACCACAAGCCGGTGTTCGGATCTTCGAAGCCCCGGCACGTCGGGTCATTCCAGTCCGGGCCGCCCTTCGGCCCTCCGCCGATGAAATCGACGTAGCTGCGTTTCGGGATAGCGATGCGGCGTGTCTGCGTCTTTCGGCCGTCGAGGATGGCGCGTACCATCGGGCGTGAAAAGAGAATTGGCCGCTCTGTCATACTGGGATTCCCACGGTTTCTTGATGGAGAGCGCCATGTCCGCATTGCATAGGGAGATCGAGGTACCGCCGCACCTGATTGTCGTAAATGCGGCGCGCGAATACCTTCCGGGCCGTCCCGATCCAAATGGCGGCTTCAAGGCCAGAGCGAGAATCACAAGGCTTGACGGCAAGCCGGTGTACAAGAACTTCCTTCCTTATGACGTTCTCGAAGGAGCGATATTCGGGGAAGTTGAAGACGCTCTTCGTGACGCAGCTGACCGCGCGATGCAAGCAATCAATGCTGGTTTCCCTGACGTTTGAGGTCATAGAGTCTCCGGGAATTCGTCGTGCGTGCGGCCGTCGAGTTGGCGGCCGGCGGCGCGCTTGCCGACCCGCAGCATCGTTCGGCCGCCATCGCGCGTCTGATCGTTCTCGAAGCAATGGACGGTGCCGGTCTTCGAGACGATGAACGCCGGCACGCGCTGAGCACGACCCATCGTCGTGTCGTAGCGCTCACCGTCGACCGGCTCGCGCCATTCACCCCATTGCTTGAACAGGAAGGGCACGCCGGCAGCTGAGCACTGATCGCGGAGCGAGCGGGCCCAGTCCGGATGCATCGGACGCGCGCCGGGGCCGCTTTCGCCGCCGACGATCACCCAGTCGACGCCCCGCAGCCCGCACGAAGGTGCGTTGACGATATTCCCGTTCATGTCCGACCAGAGGGCCCCGCTCGACGCCAAATCCACGGGCCCGAGCAGCGGCTCCATCGACAAGAAACGCACTCGCGCGGGCATCGCGAGCAGCTTCGGAATATCGCGATCCGCTTCGGCCTGGTTGACGATCGTCGCGCCGAGCCAGACGTTCGACGGAAGAAAGTCGCATAGGGTTGCCGCTTGAACCATCCGCTGAACGTTTCCAACGCGCTTCGTGAGCAAGAGCCAGTCGAGATTCGGTGTGTCGACAATAAGGTCGAACAGGTCGCGGCGCCACGCCGGGTCGACTGCGTTGTCGAACACGTCGGCGAGCGACGCGCAGAACACGCGCTGGCGCCGCCCGTGCGCGGCGAAGAACTCGTCGTGCGCCGCATTCCACGCGAGCGGCTTGCGCCAGTTCGCCGGCGACGTGCGGCGACGCGGCGCGCCCGGTCCCCAGTTGACGGGCTTGCCGCCACCGAAACGCGTGTTGCGCGCTTCAGCGTAGCAGTGGTCGCAGCCGGGGCCGACCTTCTGACAACCTTCCCACGGATTGAACGTGTGGTCGCACCATTCGATTTTGCTGTTTTCGCTCACGTGCGGCTCCCTTGAGTGCGGGCGGCGTCGAGCGCGCATTCGACATCGTCTGTATCAGGGGGCGGCTCATCGCCGTTGCGCCAGCGCTCGCGAAGCTCGAGCGCGTACGTCGCTGCATCGACGTACCACGCTCGCTCGCGCAACCACCGATACCGTTCGGCGCACACTTTGTCGTCGTTCGTCACCTCGGCGCGCGGCTCCGGCTGCTGAGCGGCGAGAATTCCGCGAAGCGCGTTCACGAAACACGATGCGTCGTTAGGCCCGATCGTAGTGGGCTTTTCAAGGCTCAAGGTCTCGATCAAGATCTCGACCCAGCGCCGGTTGATCTGCGCCTCCGTCAGCGTCTTATTCATGCTTGGCTCCCTTCATGGACTCGCGGATACCACTCGACGAGCCAGCGTCGGACATCCTTCTTCGTATAAACGATCGTTTGATCGAGTTCGATGCAGCGACGATGAAACATGCAGCGGAATCGACCGTCATCGCCTCGATAGACGGTTGCCGCTCCGTGGTCGCCTGCGCCAGTACATGCCCGATATGTACTAAGCAGGCGGATCGCCTGCGATACCGAATTGAAAAACGGAACGTCGTCGATTCGGCCGCCAGCGACACCCGGCAGATTGATCAGGGCGCTCATTGCTTGGCTCCGTCGAGAAGGGCGTGGGCGAACGCGAGCAAATCACGCGTGTGCTCAGACGCGTTTCGCGAATAATCGCCGTAGTGGTCGATTCGATATTTCCCGGCGCACTCGATGATCTGCTCATCCGTCAGCCCCTGCCGAGTGGCGACCTGCGCGGGCGGGGTGGTGTAGAGCGGGACAACGTGCCACCCCTGCTCGCGCCAATCAGCCGCAATCAGAGGCTCTTTCGTGATCGGCGTGCAAACGGCAGGATGGGTCGTCTCCCACGCCACCGCCTCTTGCCCCGCTGCCGCTGCGGGCTGCGATGCTGCTGCGCGGGCTTGCCAGCCTTCCCATCGGGCGATGAACTTATGGGCGTCCCACGCGTTGTAGCCGGTAGCGGCATAACCGTTTCCGCAGCGCTCGGTTTGACTGGGCATCGGAAACTTTTCCTCGAACGCCGCCCGCTCGTCTGCCAGTGCTGCCGCTGCATCTGCGGCGACGGGATCGGCGTAGACGATGCGCCGTTTGCTCGGCTGGCGCTCGCGGTAGTACTCCTCGGTCACGTCTGCGTAGGAGCTGGTCTCCTCAATCCACACCTGATAGATCGCCGCCTCTTGCCCCGCTGCCGCTGCGGGCTGCGCGGGAGAGATTGCCACGCCGTGATGCCAGAGCATCATGCAGAAATTCGCCACGTCGCGCGGGTCGCCTTTCTCGATGTGCTCGTGAAGCGTCCGGGAGAGCTCGCGCCGGTCGCACATCTCCCAGCCGCCACGGCCTTTCGCGCGCGCCTGTGCTAGCTTGTCTTTCATAACGCGAGCGAAGGTATCCACCGCGATATCGTCAGAGTGAGGTTCCGCTGCAGGTTTCGGTGCTGCCGCTGCATCTGCGGAGGGAGGTTGCGGGGCGGCGGCGAGTAATGCCGCATAGCGCTCCGACGGAGAATCGTCTGCGTCTGGATCGTAGACGAAGGTCAGCATTTCCACCGTCGGATCAATCGGCACAAGCTTCCACCCCTCCGGCACCGCTCCCGCCACCTCAGCGCGAGGGGCGCGTGATTCGAGCGCCTCGATCGCCACGAGGATCGGATCGTTGGCGCTCGACCATTCCCCGACATCCACGCCGAGAAATTCGCCGACCGCGTTGGCGAGACGTGTGCCGACTTCTTCGGCCCGGTCGCGTTCGTCGATCACCTGCAAAATGATTGCCATGCGTCGTTCGTCCGTCAGCGCATCAGCGCGGCTCTTATCGGTGGTCATGACGATCCTCACGCGTGGGTTGCATAGACCGCGTACGGGCCGTCTTCGCTGTCGCTGATCTCAAGCAGCCACCAGCCGGGCTCCGGAGACGGATCCCATGCGGTGATGTCGAGGTTTCCGTTGTCGAAGTACGAGACGTATGCCGGGTGATCGATGTTTTCGTTTTCGAGGCGGTAAATGGTCGTCTTGATGCCGGCCTGTGCTTCGAGCGCGGCCCACTGTTCATCTGTGCAATGCTCGGCTTCGCCCATCGTGACCATCCAGAAGTGGAGCAGATCGGGGTGGATGAAATAGCCGTCTTGGTCACGCACGACGGGGATCTTTTGGAGCATCGCTTCGTTCGTCATGTTCGCCTCGCGGTTCAGTAGTCACGACCCGGGTAGTAGGTATTGATGCTGTTCTCGTCACCGTCGATGATCAGCTTCGTGCCGGCGGCGTAGAGCTGGAACAGGCGGCGCTTGAAGCCGTGCATGGGGCCGACGAACAGCGTCTTGCTCGGGTCTTTTCGGTCGAGTTGGATGCTGTACACGCGGCCGTCGTGGACGTCGATCCGATACGGGCAGTCGTGGGATTCGGTGCCGTACTCGCCGTCCAAGTAAATGTGGTGGAACTTCGAAGTGAAGCCGCTCTCTGCGCGAACAATCAGCGTGATCCGATCCGATTCGTCGCACGAACACGAGCTGTATTGCCGATCGGTGTGCTCGTCCTTGATGAATTCCTCGACGAGTTGCGATAGCTTGATTTCGGCGGGGGCGGGCGCGAGCAACTCCTTCATCTGCTGCTCGATCTGCGTTGCGATCGTTGCGTCCAGTTGCGCGTCGACCTGCTGCCGAACGACCTTGAGAATGAAGTCGTTGTATCCAGGCAGCCCGAGGTTACGAAAATCGACTTGCAGCGCCGTTTTGACGTGTTCCTTCAGCTGCTCGCCGAAGGTCGAGTACGAGCGGAGTTCGTCGTCGATGATCGCGGTGAGCGTCTTCGTCAGCTTTTCTTCGATCGCCTCCTCGATCGCGCCGGCCGCGACGATGTTCGAGAAGGCGGTGGATACGGCTTGTTGCAGTTCTTTCATGGTGTGGCCCTCATGCGCATCATTGGAGTTCGAAAAAGTGCTGGCCCATGCAGGCGCCAGCAAAGCGGGGGTTCAAGGGCGGACACTCAGCGCTCGCATAAGGCAGCGTTGCATGAGGTGAACGGAGTGACGGAGCCCAACCGCCACCGCCGAGCGTCCGCTCTTGAATCTCCGCGGGGAAAAAGAGGGTGCCGAACTGGCCACCCTTAAAGGCCGCGCTTATCCGAGAGGAAATCCCGCGCGCGGCGAGCGGGAGTTAGGAATGCGAAATTAATTGCGAGGAGTCTTTTGCCGAGATTTGTCCGCTATCAGGTTGAAAGATGCGGCGCCGTTTGTTCGAGCGCGTCTTCACGCTCGTCTGCATGCGCGCACAGCAAGAGGAATATGGCGACTGCTACAGCTGCCCCTACCCAAACCTTGAGCATGTTCATATCAGTTCTTGCGCGCGTCCTTGTAGCCGAGCCGGTAGCCGATCGTGCCGGCGCGGGGAGCGCGGCCGAGTGCTCGATCGTTCCAGCCGCGGATGTACTCACTGATCATTTGTCGTTCCATCGTGTCTCCATTCGTGAGTGGCTAGCGTCCGCCGCGGACATCAACGACGGCCCGGGCGATCAGGTCTTGCGCAACTTCGCGCAGCAGATGCTCGACAAGCGCACCGCGAGGCATGCGGAGCAACTCGAGCAGGTTCTTTGCGGGTTGGCTCATGATCGAATTCCTAGACCTTGAGCCCGACCGTACGCAGGAACATGCGTCGGTCGTAGTCGAGCTTCATGCGCGCCGCGTGTCGCATAGCGTGAGCGCGGCCGATGTTCTCGCTGTACCGATGGGATAGACCGAGCAGGGCCCAAGTCTCACGGCTCGCGTTTGCGCTCACCTCGAGATCAGCTGCCGCGTTCTCCAACCACTCGACCGAGACGGTTGGGATCTTCCGATTCGATTCCACTGGTTCTCCTTTCGAAGAGTCACGAGCGCGCACGGCGATGCACTCGCGTAGTAGTCCTTATCTTTAGAAACAGGTTTCACCAGACGGTTACGAGCTCATCTGCTCAAAGCTGTTCGGCGAGGGAAGCCACTCCCATTCTCGAATCCCGCCTTGGATACGACCGGTTGCTCCCTCTCGGGTCCCGGTGCGCTGGCACTCTTAAAGATCGATCCGCCGGAGCGGTGGCGCAGCGATTAGTGCTGCGGCATGACTCGAAGAATAAACAGAAGTTTATCGACAGTCAACAAGAGTTTGTCGTTTTTTGCCGCTGAGTGGGGACGCGAGCGGATGCGCATGGCAAAGAAGTAGATCAGCCGGTAAATTCGGGGGAGGAATTGGACATGATCATGAGAATTCAACCCCTCCCACCCCTACAGTGCCTTGTTTTCTTTGACGCGGCCGCGAGGCACGGCAATTTCACGCGAGCTGCTGAGGAATTGAGCGTGACGCAAGGTGCAGTGAGTAAGCAGGTAGTGAAACTCGAGACGTTTCTTGGGATGACGCTCTTCGTCCGTGATGCTAAAGCGCTGCATCTAACCCGAGCGGGTCAGCAGTACGCGGACCGAGTACATGCGATTTTGGCTGACTGCGCCGAGGCAACCGCGCTTGTTATGAAAGAGCAGACGCCGCATAGCATCACAATTGCATGCGCATCAGGTACTGCGACGCTGTTTCTTGCGGATCGGATCGCTGAATTCAGCGCAGACCATCCGGAAGTGTCGGTACGGATACTCGTCCGAGAGGGGGTCTTCAATCTGAACGCGGCCGAATTCGATATCGGCGTCTACTACATCCGAGATGTGCCGCCCCCGGGTATTGTTGGCACGAGGATCATCGAGGAAGACGTTTACGCTTACTGCGCGCCCGCATTTCTCGGGGGGCATCGCGTGCCTCCGCAAGAACTGATGGGGGCGACGTTACTCGTCGCGGAGGAGCAACAACGCCAGTGGATGGGCTGGCGAGACTGGTTTCGCCTGACTGCCGGCGAGATCGGATTTAGGCCAGCTCGCACCATTGCGGCGAACAGCTATCCAGTATTGCTTCAACTGGCGCTGCGCGGACACGGGGTGATTCTGGGCTGGAAGCACATGATCACGCCGCTGGTTCAGTCCGGGCAATTGGTCTTGGCATCGGATGCGCATGCTAGCTTCCGCGGCGCGTATCAGGTCATCTGGCCCGCGGATCGCCGCGACACGCCGGCAGTTACTATGTTTCGGGAGTGGTTACTCACGCATGTATAAATCAGACGATTGGTTCACCATGCACCATTCCAGTAAGTCAGGCTGCACAGAGAATTTTTCATAGTAAGTAATTCGTAAATGGTCGTAATATTTCGTGCACGATCAAATTTTGTTCGATGATCGTAATAACTCAAAAATCCGAGGGCACGAAAAAATGCAATCATCAACGTACGCGCGTGGGGCCACGCGGGGCGCGGGCGCCGACGCACATATGAGGGCGGTCATTGCCGTCATCGTTGGCAATGGTTTCGAGTGGTTCGACTTCATTTCGTACAGTTTCTTTTCCGTCATTATCGCGAAACTGTTTTTCCCATCTACCGACGATAACCTTTCCTTACTGCTGTCGGTATCCACGATCGGTGTGGGTTTCTTTATGCGCCCTGTTGGTGGCATCGTAATCGGCGGAATTGCAGACAAAGTAGGGCGCCGCACGGCGCTTACCGTCACTATTGCTCTGATGACTGTCGGGACAGCGATGATCGGCTTCGCGCCGACATACAACGACGCCGGGCTCGGTGCGCCATTGATGATCGTCGTCGCGCGTTTGCTACAGGGGTTCTCGGCTGGCGGTGAGATGGGAGGCGCGACAGCGTACCTTCGGGAGCGCGTGCCTGCTGAGCGACACGGCTACTACACGAGTTGGATTCAGGCGAGTATCGGCTTCGCGATTATCCTTGCGTCTGTTCTCGCGGTGTTTATCGTGAAGTGCCTCGATCAGCATCAGATTGAGTCTTGGGGTTGGCGTATTCCCTTTCTGCTTGGGCTCGGGCTCGGCCCAGTTGGCATCTACATCCGCAGCAGGCTAAATGAACCCGGCGTCCATGCTGACGGGCGCGAGGGAGGGCACGCTCCAGTAGTCGAGGTTGTCAGGAGCTTTTCTCGTGAGGCACTGGTTGGATTCGGTCTGGTTGTCTTCTGGACGGTGTGCTCTTATGTTTTGCTGTTCTACATCCCGACCTACGCAACGAAGGTTCTGAAGCTTGCTTCGTCGACGGGTTTTATCGCGGTGCTCGTGGGCGCGTCGATTGTCTTGTTCATTACGCCCGTCGTTGGACACCTTTCCGATCGATTCGGGCGGCGCTGGTTTCTTGCGGGGGCGCTGATTGTTGCGATTCTCGCTGCCTACCCGTTGTTTGCGCTGCTGAATGCCAAGCCCGGCCTACAATCGCTGCTTCTCTTCCAGGTCGTGTTTGGGCTCGTGATCGCGGGCTACGAGGGGCCGATTCTTGCGGCGCTCAGCGACATGTTCCCGGATGGCGTGTTGTCGACGGGGATTTCGATTTCGTACAACCTTGCCGTGATCACGTTCGGCGGATTCTCTGCCGCGATCATCACCTGGGCGATCGCGACGACGCACAACAATCTTGCGCCGGCATTCTATGTAATCGCAACGGCCATCGTGAGCTTGATTGCTGTCTCTCTCTGGCAGCCTCGCAGGAAGTAATGACGATTGGGCGCGCCTCTCCATGAAAGATCCTGGGAGGCGTCGACCTTGCGAGCGCGTTCAATCTGACCTACGAGGTGGCAACTTGAAGAAATACAGCAAGGAGTTTGCCGCGGGAGCGCTGCAGTCTGTGAGCCTTATGGCAAAGGATCTCGGGCTACTCGCGGCAGAGAGAATTCGTCACTTACAAGCGATCTTCTCTGCGATCGATGCGCTGTCTGAGCGATCAGATCAAGCGCGCATAGCGCGTGATCTCGCACGGTGTGGAAATTGGATTGCCGGGGACGTCTGTGTTGACATAGACGACGCCGTCGAGTCAATAGCGCAAACTTTGCAAGACGTTCACTAACGACTGCCGCGAAATGCGGCTATCAGGGCTGCGACCTTTTCGGCGTCCGCAATGGGCAGATCGAGGAGGTCGCGGACCGCCTGTTGTATCGGCTCGGGCGCCGCTTCAAACTGCTCCTGAATCTTCACTTTCTTCCCCGATCCAGGGGGAGGCTTTCGCGATCGGCGAAGCGCGTCAAGACCCGCGTTGTCGAGATGCGTCAAATCGTCTTCGAGCAACACGTTCAAATCAATTTGGAAGTGCTTTGCCAGCTTCGGTGCCAGATCCGACCGGCTGCTGTCGCGCGATTCCAGCGCGTAGATCGGCTGCTGTGATTCGATGCCGATCGCGCGTGCAAGGTCCGGACGGGTCTCGCCCGTCAGGGTGCGTAGTCGTGCGACGTTCTTTCCGAGTGCCATGAGCCGGACTCTATAAACAATTGTATATTTGTTCAATAAACGAGAGTTGACTGTCGATAAACTATGGTTTATCGTTCGCGCATGAACACTTCGTCGCAACTCTCACCATTCGAAACGTTGTCCCTCGCAGTCGACCTCTGTGGCTCGCAAGCCGACTTCGCGAGGAGGGTCGGCGTATCGCCGCAAGCAGTCCGCAATTGGATCAAGCGGGATCGTCGTGCGTCGATCGAAGCTTGCCCATTTATCGAGCGCGCCGTTGGCGATTCGCGCGTCATCTGCGAAACGCTTCGGCCGGACTATCAAGGATGGGCAGTTCTGCGCCAACGGTTATTGCGTGGTGACGCGAACCTATCTCTACAGAAGGAGGCAACGGCGTGATGCCGGTCAGCCTTCTTCTGTCGGAAGCAGGTCGGCGAGCACGACCTCAAGGTGCTTGTGCAGGTCGGCAAGCACTTCGCGGTGTTCGTCGTCGAACGCGGCCGCTTCGGCTGGATGCCATTCCGAAGTACCGGGTTCCGGCTCTAGCCCTTGAAGCGCTTCACGCAGGCGCAAGGGCGCGAGCTCGCGCGTTTCCTTCGGATCGCCGTCGACTTCCTCGAACGATCGTTGGACGAGTAATCGCAAGACGATTTGCTGTAGGGCGAGGACCTGGATTCTGAGGCGGTGGTGATCGAGGTCGTGCTGCGTGAGCGGTGCCGGTTTTATCTTATTCAAGTTAACGATATCCTATGGATGGCAATCAGATGGCGAGTGCTCAACAAAAGGAGATTTCATGAAGCGCATGTACGCGCGTTTCGTCCTGTGGCTGATCCGGCCGGCGATCGAAGCACATCGTGCGGAACGCGAGCTGGACATCGCCGCATTGACCAAAAAGCTTAGTCGGACTTTACGAGCGTCAGAGCTGGTTTCTCGGGCTCGTTAGAGACGACCCGCAAAGCAATCTCGGCAATCTTTTCGCTCAATGGGTCTAGGCCGTCGACCTGAGTGAATTTCTCAATTAGCCGTTTGATCGTTGCCTCGGAGCCGGGATGCGCCACTTCGAGTGCCGCAATGATCGTTTGAATGAGGACGCGGTTAGCAAGAATTTCGAGTTCGTGGTTTGGAACTTCCATGAGGGCCCGTAGAGAAGTGGTTGTTTGAGAGCTGCCAATTCTAAGACGAAAGTCCGGGACCCTCGCCCAATGCAGTAGATCGCGCCTGCATGGCGTGGTCGAGGAAGTTGAAATTTCGTTCATGTCATAGGGACACACTTTAGTAGTCCTTACCGTGACGAACAACGTTCAGATGAGGATTGAATGAACATCATCGACGCCGCATACGCGGTTGTTCACGATTACCCGGGCGGCAGTGAGTCGCTCGCGCCGCGTCTCGGTATGTCGGCGGCGGTGCTGCGGAACAAGGTGAACCCAAACAACGCTACGCATCACCTCGGGCTCGCTGACGCGGTTCGCGCGACGGACGTGACCGACGACGATCGGATGCTCGAAGCGTGGGCTACGGCGCGGGGTTATGCGCTCGTGAAGTTGCCGAGCGCTGTGGACTGCTGCGACGCCGCGATCGTCGAACTGATGGGCAAGGCGTGGTCGACGCATGGCGACGTCGGGCAGGAGATCGTTAAGACGCTTGAAGACGGGCGCGTCGAGCGGCACGAGATTGAGCGCGTGGATCACCGAATTTTCAAGCATGCGCAGGTGCTTCTCGATATTTCCGCGCGGCTGCGCGGTATGGCCGAGTAACCGAATGAGCCTTATCGTCACGCCGATCACGCTTGAAGAGGCGAACGCGTTCGTTTCGATTCACCACCGCCATCATCGGCCCGTGATCGGCCACAAGTTCAGTGTCGCAGTCGCAGTCAACGAGGCCATTCGAGGTGTTGCGATTGTCGGGCGACCGGTTGCTCGCGGCAATGACAACGGCCTCACGTTGGAGGTCACGCGTTGCTGCACCGACGGAACACGTAACGCGTGCTCCGCACTCTATGCCGCCGCGTGGCGTGCCGCTCGCGCACTCGGCTATCGACGCCTGATCACATACACGCTGCCCGACGAGGGCGGGCCGAGTCTTCGCGGAGCCGGGTGGCGGCTCGTGGGTGCGCGCGGTGGTGGCAACTGGAACACGCCATCACGACCGCGAGTCGACACGGCTGCACATCTACGCGGCCAAAAGCTCCTTTGGGAGGCGGTGTGAATGGTGTGGCTTTTCATTCCATCGAGCTTTGTGCTGGCGTCGGCATGCTCGGGGAAGGCGTCCGGACCGCACTCGAGCATTTTGGAATCGGACATCGAACCGTTTGCTACGTGGAGCGCGAAGCCACTGCTGCCGCGCAACTTGTCGCGCTTATGGAAGCGGGAGCCATTGATCCGGCGCCTGTCTGGTCTGACCTACTCACTTTCGATGGCGCAGCGTGGCGCGGACGAGTGGATTGCGTCGTTGCCGGATTCCCGTGCCAAGACTTATCCGTTGCCGGACGTCGTGCCGGTCTCGACGGAAGGCGCTCAGGTCTCTTTTTCAGCGTCGTCGATATCGCCGACGCTTGCGGTGCGTGGCTCCTCGTTTTGGAGAACGTCTCAGGAATCACTTCTGCCACCGCCTCCGTTGTGGACGAAACGGAAGGCGAGCTCGTTGAGCGCGCGGCCTCCCGCGTCGTGGGAGAACTGGCCGACCGCGGCTGGGATGCGGAGTGGGTGCATCTACGTGCGTCCGATGTTGGCGGGAGCCATCAGCGTGAGCGCTGGTTCTGCCTCGCATGGCGGATGGGCGACGCCCGACTGCAATACGTCCAGCTACAGCAACGGCGAGTTTGGGCAAAACATCCGTCAGCAGGCGATGACATGGGCGACGCCGGACGCGAATGCGATGGAGCGAACGAATCGATCGTCATCGCCGAATGCGGCCGAGCGCCCGACGTTGGCGTTAGCGGCCCGCGCATGGCCGACGTCGCGCGGGACGGATGGCACGAAGGGTGGTCCGAATCAGCGCGACAGTTCGGGCGATCCGATGTTGCCGAGCATGGCGGCGCAGTGGTCAACACCAAATGTTCCGAGCGGCGGGCGCTCTGTGTCTGCGGAAGTGGTGGCGACACGTGGCAAGACGGCGAACGGCAAGCGACAGGTCGGGCTCGAGTCGGAAACGCGCCATTGGGCAACGCCTCGTGCATCGATGGCGACGAACGGCAGCGACTCGGGCAGCGCAAGTCGGCAGGTGCAAGGCGCAAATCCCGGCCTGAAAGATCAGGTGTCGCAATGGGCGACGCCAACGAGCAGCGAAAACAGCAACCGGACTACGAAGTCGGCGCCGAGTCACGGGAACGGTCACGGGATGGTGCTTGCCGGGCAGGCGGCGGATTTCTCGACCTCTTTGCGCCCGGTCCAATCGATGATCGATGGCCGCGAATTATCGCCAACCGACCGGACCTTGCGCCGGCGATTGAACCCGGCGTTCGCATGCTGGCTGATGGGTTGGCCTACATGGTGGACGAATCCCGGAATCACCAACTCCGTCAGGTCGGAAATGGTGTCGTACCGCTCCAAGCTGCGGTCGCAATTGTCACTCTTGCTCGGCGAGCCGGGCTTTTCGAATAGGTAAAACAACATGGCGAAGAACTCGATCGACGTCTACGGGGCATCAGGCAAGGGCAACGTCCTTTCGATGGACCCGGACAAGCTGACGCTCGTCACGGACCCGAAGCACCCGCTGTACGACCGGCGTGTACATCAGGCGCCGAACCCGAAAACGGTGCGGAACTATCGCGCGCAGGGCGTGCTCGAGCCGGTGCTCTTCTACAAAGACCCGGAGACGGGCGAGAACCTCGTGATCGACGGCCGCCGCCGCGTGATCAACGCGCGCGAGCTGAATCGCCTGCTGATCGAGGCAGGCGAAGAGCCGATCACGATCCCGGCGATCCCGAAACGCGTCATGCGCGACAGCGGCAAGTCGTTCGTCGGAATGATGGTCAGCACGAACGAGATCCGCGAAGAGGACTCGCCGATCAACCGGGCCGAGAAGATGGCCCGCATGCTCGACGTCGGCCATACCGAGGACGCAATCGCTGTCGCGTTCGGCGTCGAGGTGCCGACTGTGCGTGCCGCGTTGAAGTTGCTCGACTGCTGCATGGCGGTGCGCGACGCCGTCGAAGCGGAACAGATCACGGTGTCGCACGCGCTGAAGCTCGCGAAGCTGCCTCCGGACGAGCAACGCGCGAAGGTTCAGGCGCTGATCGACGCGGCGGAAGGCAAGGAAGGGCACGCGCGTTCGCGCGCGCAGAAGGCCGTGCTCGGCGGTACGGCGGCACGCGTGCGCTCGCGTAAGCAGATCGAGGCGGCGCTCACGGAGGCGACGGGCGAGCGCTTGGCGGCGCTGCGGTGGGTGCTCGGCATCGATGACGCGGAAAGCGCACAGGAGGCTGCCGAATGAGTTTTGAGTACCTCAACCGCGCTATGCGTGAGCAGCTCCCGCCGACGGCCAAGGTGATCCTGATCTTTCTGGCGAGGTTGGCCGATGAGAAGGGGAATTGCGATCCGTCAATCGACGACATTGCCGAGTTCGCGAGCGTTACGCGCGTCACGGTGTCGTCCGCCCTCCGCGCATTGGAGGAAGCCGGCGTGCTGCGCGTTACGCGCCGGCCCGGCCAGCCGAGCGCCTATCGCTTGACTCTTGGGAGGACGTCTTGAATCCGACCGACGTCCAAGAAGCAGGCCCGGCGCACGCCGGCGAAATGACGCCCGACGCAGTAACGGCTCGCGTGGCTACCGAGCGCATGTGTTTGTCGTGTGGCGCAAAGACTGACGCTCGCGGCGAGCTGCCGTGCGGGCACTGAGGAGCCTATGAGCGTCAAGGTTATGAACGCGGTGTTCGAGCGCTATCCCGAGGGCGGCGGCGAGATGATTCTTGCGCTGGCACTCGCGGACCATTCGCACGACGACGGCACACACATCTATCCGAGCGTCGACAAGCTGGCTGCGAAGACGCGCCAATCGCCGCGTGCGGTGCAGTACCAGCTTCGCCGGATGCAGCAGTCCGGCTGGCTGATTCTCGTGAGCGAATCGAAGGGCGGGCGTGGGAACACGCGCGAATACCGAATCAATCCGGACTGGATAAACGGTGCAGAACTTGCGCCCATTTCGTCGGGTTCAAAGGGTGCAAAAAATGCACCCAATGGAAAGGGTGCAAACGACGACGTAAAGGGTGCAACTGGCGACATAAAGGGTGCAAATCACAGCACTAAAGGGTGCAAAGCTTTTGCACCCGAATCATCAGGAACCGTCATAGAACCATCAGAGAACCATCAACCCGCGCGGCGTGCGCCGCGAGTTGCGTTGCATGGCGAACTGCGATCAATCGAACTGCCCGACTGGCTGCCCCTCGACGCATGGCTCGACTGGTGCGAGCACCGCGAGGCGAAAGCGTCGGAGAAGTCGGCGCCGTGGACGCGCCCTGCGGCGAAGGTTTCGCTGCGCCGCCTTGAGAAGCTTCGAGAGCTTGGGCATGCCCCGGCGGACTGCATCGACGAAGCGGTGTTGCGCGGCTGGACGGGGCTGTTCCCGGTGAAACCGGACGGCACGGCGACGAGCGGGCAGGACGTTCCCAGCGACTGGCACAAGAGCGCGCAGGGCGTCACTGACCGCGGCAAGCAACTGGGCATCGAGCAGCGCGACGGCGAAGTGTTCATGCGTTTCAAGGCGCGCGTCGTCAAGGCGGACGGGCCCGGCGAGGCGATGGAGGAAATGCTCCGCGAGGCTGCCCGCTTCGGGAACGCGACCTACGAGCAGCTCTACCGGTACTTCAACGACATTCCGCGCGATCAGGAGGCGACGTGACGAAGCGTACTTCATGGCCGCTCGTCGTTCCCGAGGGTACGGCGATGGTTGGCACGGCACGCGTGCGCGACGACCGAACCACCGGCCGCAGCTTCGCCGAGCGCGAGCTGGCGCGCCGCACGGGCAAGCAGCCGAACTCCGAATTCGACGAGATCGCTTCAGGCGACCTCGATAGGCCGATCTTCCCGCCAGCAATGACGGCGAAGCGCTCGAAGTACCGCAACACGAAGTGCGAGTACGACGGCATCAAGTTCGACAGCAAGCGCGAGCGTTCACGGTGGTTCGAATTGAGCCGGCAACAGGAGGCAGGCCACATCAGCGAGCTTCGTCTTCAGGTGGAGTTCGAGCTGATCGCGCGTCAGCGGCGCTCGGACGGCTCGATCGAGCGAGCCGTCGAATACGTCGCCGACTTCACCTATCGCAATTCCGCGGGCGAGCTTGTTGTCGAGGATGTGAAGTCGGTCATCACGCGGAAGAACAAGGACTACGTCATTAAACGAAAGCTGATGCTCCGAGAGCACGGCATCACGATTCAGGAGGTCGAGTGAAGAAGGCAGTGAGCTTGAGTTCGGGTAACTGGTTGATCTGCGATTGCTTGAAGCGGAAGGCCGGGCGCCGCGGACTGACGATTGAGCAGATCGCATACGAAGCGTCGATGACGACCGATACCGTGAAGGGGCGCATACGAAACCTCCTCGGCAAGAAGTGCGTTGAACGGATCGAAGGCTCGCGTCCCGTCACGTACCGCTGCGTGCTCAAGGATCTTCCGTCGCCGACGGAGTCGCCGCAGGAGCGCATCTTGAAGCGAGCGGCTGAGCAACACCGAGAACGCAGCGCAGCGATCGCGCACGCGGTACTCGCCGTTGATCGAATGATCCGTTCGTGCGCGTCACGCGAGCAAAGCAGCCGGCATCAATGAAACGAACTGGGTTCAAGCGGAAGCCGCATTCGCCGTTCAGCAGCCTGACGCGAACGGCGACGCTGAAGCGTCAGAAGGCGATCGTGAGCCGGATCAAGAGGGTGACGGTTGCCGAGGGCTTGAAGTATTTGGCGGCTTGCCGCGGCGAGGAATGCTACCTCCGCGTGCCGGGCGTCTGCTGTTCGATTGGGTGGTCGCATGAATCGGTCGTCGATTGTCACTCGAACCAGTCGAAGCATGGAAAGGGCGCCGGGATCAAGGCGAAGCACGAGTACACCGTGCCCGGATGCGGACCTTGTCATTACTGGCTCGACTTTGGCCCGGCGCCACGCATGGAGAAGGTCGCAACGTGGGATCGGGCATATGAGGAATGGGAGCCGGTACGGGCTCGAAAGATGGGAGATGCAAATTGCCAGTGATTTTGACGGTGCAGTTGCCAGCCGGGCGGCACTGCTTTAAACGACGGCACGGAATGGGGCCGACGATCAGTGCCGAAATGCATAGACCGTTGCTCACGACCGTGTACCGGATTGCGCGCGTCGTGACGGTCAAGCGCCAATTGCTGGCGACCGTCGAAGTCGACGCGTTCATCCCGGAGCATCACCGAACCCACATCGCGCCGAGCGACATTCGTTGGGTCGCGCCGGACGTGTTTCGGACAAGGGCGTACTGGATCGACAACAAGAAGTCGCGCGTGCTCGGGGCATTCATCGAGAGCGGCGACGCCGAATGGAACGTGCGGGGGATGTCGTGAGCGCCTATCTCTACTTCAACATGAGTGATGTCGTAGAACCGGTGGCAAAGATGGCAGTGCGGAGAAATGAGGCGCTCACCGGGAACCGGTTCATCGCGTTTCCCGGCTGCCCGCTAGAGGGTATCGAGCTCGAAGATGGCCAAATCGAAATGCGGTTTCCTCGAAGCGAGGAGATACGCACCGTCCTGATCAACTGGCTGGTGTATTGGGGTACCCCGTTCCGCGTTCTTCCATGAGACAACAGATGGATTTCATTTTCGACAGCACTCGCCAAGCGCTGCACGTGTCGTTTCTGATTCTGGCGAGCGAGCCACGCGCGAAGAACGTGCTCCGAACGGCGCTCATTCGGGCAATGGAGCTCGAGCCCGAACTGTCGGAAGATCAGCGCAAGTGGCTCGGGCAACTGACCGGTTCGGCCGCCGAATCGACCGTGAATTTCAGTGGGCTCGACATGGCGGAAGTGCGAGCGCAGTGTGCGGCCGTGGTGAGCGCGGTCCGCACGAAGCTGATGGACGTCGAGCGATGGGCGGTGATTTCGCGTTTCGGGCAGATGGCCGACACGCGAGACGCTGATGGGGTCAAGCGTTACTACTTCCTCGCTGAGCGCGCTGAAGCGATCCAGAGCCTGTCACGTTGGCTGGAACCGTCGTTCCCGGGCATTTCGATCCTCGCGCTCGACTGTCTGCTCGCGCGGCTGTATGCGAATCACGCACGGGCGACGATCAGTTTTCGCGATCTTGAGCGCAGCTTCGGCGCGAGCCATATGACGTACAAGCGCGCGCACGAAAAGATCGACCAGCGCTTGCGAGAAGTGGAGGCGCTAGCGGTGGGGCGGCTTACGGCATATTTTGAAGAGACAGGGCTGATAAGCGGTATAGCGGAATCCGCGTGAAACGCGCTTTCGGTGGGCCGCCGATGCGACGTTTCGGTGCCAGTGTTGCGCTGGAGGCCGCTGCGGTTAGCGTCACTTCAAGAGTAGTGCATATTGTTTTGACCGTTGCCGACCCTCATGGAACAGTGGACAGGCGCCACCTGAATGGCCCCTTCCGGGGGTAAAACGGTCACTCATTTCTTCGAGTGGCTCGGCAGGTCATCGGTCACGGTGTCAGTGCGCGAGTGACGCAATACGCCGTTTGCTTAATCAACCGCTTTTCGATGCGGAGCGTTCATGCTGCTCCTCGCGGAGAGTTCGGTCATTCGCCAGGTAATGTCGCTATCGTTGCCTTAATCCGCTCTTAAGCTACTCGCTATACTCTTGTCTTGCATCCAACGCCGACGCGCCAAGTGTGGATGAAGTTCATCCAATCCGTACCGCAAGCCCATGAGGAAAATCACGTGCTCGACGTGAGAAGGCTTTTCGACGAAAAGAAACTTTTTGTGGCCTTTGAGGTGAGCCTGTGGCTCAAGGGAATCTTTGCGCTCTCGGAAGCTGTATCCGGCGTTGCCATCTACTTCGCGTCCCCTCGAATTTTGTTGACGTTGGTGCTTTGGGTCACCAAGGACGAGTTTGCTGAAGACCCTCATGATCTCGTGGCCAACTTCCTCGTCCACATCGTGCAGCATCTTTCGGTTAGCGCCCAGAAATTCGCGGCCGTCTACCTACTCGGGCACGGTGTACTTAAACTGTGGTTGATCGTCGGCCTGTTGCGACGCCGTCTCTGGTATTACCCAATCTCGATGATCGTATTTGCCTTGTTCATTGGCTACCAGCTCTACCGATACACGTTCACCGATTCCGTATGGTTGTTGCTGCTCACAGTGATGGATGTCGTCGTCATCGCGCTTACGTGGCATGAGTACCGATATCTGCGAACCGAACGGAGTGTAGGCGTTTAACATCCTTCATACGCATTCTCATACCTAGTCGGGGCCGCCTTGCGATCGACGCATTGATGATGTGCGGCTTCGCGAAGCGGTGCCGCTAACATCTCCCTAGTTTTGCAGTAAAAGTCCATGATCCAAACAATCGAAGCATTCAAGCCGACCCGCCAAGCCGACGTCTCCTCACTCGCGGACATGAGCCACTCGAAAGTCAATGCGAAACGCTATACCGATGTCGCTTGTTGGCCGGGATCGGTCCCACGATGAACCTCCGTATCCGACCCTAAGCGGTTGCTGGCCGGCAATAGTGTGGCGGCAGCGAAGGCAGGGCGGACTGCAGTAAATTGTCGGAAAGATGAGCTCTCGTGACGAGCCATACTTAAAGGGGGAAGTATGTTTCGACGTATTGAATCTATTGCAAGCGCGGCGGTGTGGAGCGGCTACGACGGGCGAACGAGTACCGCGCCTGACTTCGAGCGCTACAACCTGATCTATGGCTGGAACGCATCGGGCAAGACCACCCTTTCTCGTATCATCGGGTTGTTCAGTGGATCTGGCGGTACACGGCTGCCGCCCAGCGCCCGCGTTCGCGTAAGCGTCGGGAACGAGGTCCTGGACAGCGCGAGAGACCAGGACCGTAGTCGTATCCCGGTACGGATCTTCAATCGCGACTTCATCGACGACAACCTGCAGCGAGACGACTACACACACGCGCCCGCGCTGTTCATCGTTGGCCAAGAGAACATTCGGCTGAGCAACCGTATTGCGTCGTTGACGCGACGACGGGAACGACTGGCAGCGATGTATCGGACCGTCCAGAAAAAGCAGAGCGACGCCAACGGTGCCAGGGAGAAGGCGGCGACCGACCTGGCTCGTGACTGCGGAACGATGCTGGGTGTCCGAGATTTCAGGGCGCCAAATCTCAAAGGGCTCGCGCAGGGCTTAGCAAACCCGGCCGAGCATCTACTCGACGAAACCACGCTGCAAGCAGCAGTCGCTCAGGCACGCGACCAAAGTGAATTTACGCCATTTCGCAATTTTCCGGTGGTGGCACCGCCCCAGCCCCCCGGAATCAATGATGTTGCCCAGTTGTTGAAGGAGGCGCCCCAGCAGAACGCCATCAAGCGCCTGACTGAGGCCCCTGCGCTGAGCGACTGGGTGCGCTCTGGCCTACGGTTCCATGAGCACACCGCCACCTGTGCCTTTTGCGGAGGCGACGCGGCGCAGGCATTGGAGGCTTATGCCAAGCACTTTTCCGATGAGTATCGCCGCCAGCACGCGGCCATCCAAGCCGCGATCGGGCGCCTGGAACAGCCAAGGGCATTGCCCAACTTCCCGCATGAGAAAGAGTGGGTGCCCGGCGTACGGGTCAAAGCCCAAGAGGCGCTGCGCCGGCTTGAAGCGTGGGACGCCCGAGAGAATGAAATTCGATCCGATTGGGCACGACTGCTTCGCGAGAAGCTGGCGAACATGGAGGCCGTGTTGTCTGTGGAGCCGGTTGACGATCAGGCCCCGGCGCTGCAGGCGATCCTCGCAGACCTCCAGCGGGCGAAGGACGAACACAACCGAGCATGTGACGAATTGGCCGCCACGCGCCGGAGTGCGGCTGACAAGGTCAAGGCTCAGTTCGCGGCCCGGTACCTGCTCGACCCAGGAGCACCGGAAGTGCGCGAAGCACTCAATCAGGCGGGCGCGATTTTGGACCGAGTGCAGAAGGTCGGTCAGAAGATCAAGGGGCAATCGGAAGCAGCGCACGCCGAACTACAACGTAGCTCGGTGGCAGCAAGCCAGATCAATGGCCTCCTCAAGCGGCTACTCGGTCCGCGCATCTCCGTCGAGCAGGCTCAGGACAATCGGATCCGGTTCATCCGCGAGGGGCGGCCGGCTACCAACATGAGCGACGGGGAGCGGACGGCGATCTCGCTTGCGTACTTCCTCGCCAGCCTGGGGCAGAACGGGCAGCGGCTTGAGGACCTGGTCGTTTTCATCGACGACCCGATCTGTAGCCTGGACGCCAACCATATCTATGACGTGGCCTATCTACTCATTACGAATCTGAAGGCCTGCCGGCAACTCTTCATTTCGACGCACAGCTCGGAGTTCTTCAACACCATCAAGCAGGACTGGGCTGACCGCGCAGGGAAGTTCAAGAAGGAGCACGCGGCGTTCCTCGTCCACCGGGAGAGTGACGGCGACAGTCAGCTGCTAGTGCTTCCAGCGCACTTAGCGAAGTTCCGGTCCGACTACCACCACATCTTCTACTGCCTCCGAAAGTTCCAAGTGAGCACCAACCAGGACATCGATGCCTACCTGAGCTGTCCGAACCTGCTTAGGAGGTTCCTGGAAATGTACTTGGGGTTCAGGAGGCCCACGCCCAAGCCGTACCTGACCAAGCTGGACATCTTGTTCGATGACGAAGTAGAGCGTGGAGCGGTGGCAAGGTACGTGGATGAGGGGTCGCACAGCGCTTCAACGCTTCGTCTGCTGGAGTTCTCGGACTTCCCCGCGATGTCACGAGGAATGGTGGAGCGCGTCATGCGAGCGATGGAGCGTGTGGACCCGGATCACTATGCGGTACTGATTGCGGAAACGACCTAGACATCCTGGGGATGTAGCCGATCATTTTGCCTTGGCTCTGTTGGCTATAGCCATTAAGCACCTGCGCACACCCGTGCTTTCGCTGGGCTTTTCAATATTTGCGTTACAACAGCGCAGTTTACAAGTTCGTCGGAACAGCTTGACAAAAGCTCTGTCAGCCAACGTCCGCTCTTGGCCGAACGCGGAAATTCGGTGCCGTGAGCCAGTTGGGTGCTGCGGCATCAGTTGCCAGCTTCCGTAACCGACCCATTGCAATCCTTCGATATAGATCGTCGCCGACGATCGCTCCGGCTTCGATTTCGGACATGCCGCATAGACCAGGCAGCGTCCGAGATACCCTGTTGACATCGCTGTTACAACAGCATATGATTTTTGCCATGCTGCACAATTTGCATGCGAGAAGCCCCGCCGGTTCGCCGCGCGGGGCTTTTTCGTTTCCGCGCCCGGAGTTGCTATGGCCGTTCTGATGTTTCGCCGCGGTCCGCACTGGGTGCGTGCGGCTGTGGCGGTCATCGCGTTCATGCGACTGCATTACGCAGACCGACGAGACGAGCGGCATTGCGTTACGACTGTGCGGGCGGTGGCTCGATCAAGTCGTCGACGGGCACGGCAAGTGCGCTGGCGATCTTAGACAGCACGTCGGTAGTGCCGACGCGCTGCCGGGTTTCGATCTGGCTGAGATACGGCTTGCTGATCCCCGCTGCTGCGGCGAGCGCATCTTGCGTCATGCGCAGATGGTTGCGCCAAGCTCGAACAGGGTGATCGCCCGCCAGTTCAGCATCGAGCACAGCGGCCGGGATGCGGCGGCCGTCGTCGCTTGCCTTGGCCTGCGCGTAGAGCGCTTCATCTTCGAGATCTTCGATCAGGTCCTTCACGCGGTCCCACAGTTCGATGGGGACCACGGCAAAGGCCCGGTGGCCGTCTTGCTCGATAAATTGAACTTCGGTCATTTGTAGGCACCTCCACGGGGTTTGACGGCCAGCACAACGATCACGACGCGGCCATCTTCGATTTCGTACAACACACGCCAATCGCCAACTCGGAGCCGGTAGCCGGGTTGGCCTGCCAGCTTCTTTGCGTTCGGATTCGGTGCGTAGGGATCGGCAGCCAGTGCATCGATCTTTGCCCGAATCGTCGCCGAAATGTTGCGCGGCATTGCCTTGAGGGCTTGGGCGGCTTGTTTGGTGAATTCGATTGAGTGCATGAGCGTATGTTAGCAGATTGCTAACATGTATGCAAATAAAGTTAGCGGAGGTTGAGAAATGGTTCGACGCCCGATGAAACCACGCAAGCACCGGGGGTATGGCGCGCTCGTCGCTGGGGGCGAGGGTGAGTAGACCGAAGCTCCAGACACTGAAGCCTCGCATTCAAGTGACGGCTCCGATGCGCGTGCCGACGCTTGAGGCGAAGGCTGGCTCAACACCGCGCATTCGTGGTCGGAGTTGGATGCAGACGCGCGAGCGCATCGCCATTGCCCAGCAGTTCAAGTGTCAGCGATGCGGCTGTGCATGGATGTCGTGGCGCGATCAGGTTGACCACGATGTGCCGCTCGAACAGGGCGGCAGCAACGACGATGAGAACCTGAGACTGCTGTGTGACGACTGCCACAAGGCGAAGACCGCCGGCGAGGCGCGCGCCCGGGCTGGGTGCATGTAAGCGCGATCTATTCTCATTTGTTGGCGGGGTGGGGGGGAGGTAAATCTCTGGCGGCCCGTATCGCTGGACACCGATCCCTCCCCCACGCGCAGAAAATTTCCCCTTTTCAGGATTTTGTTAATGGCTTTAACAGCGAAAAAGCGGAAGTTCGCCGACGCTGTTTTAGCCGGCAAGTCCAATAAGGACGCGGCTATCGCGGCAGGCTACAGCCCCGCGACGGCATCGTCGGCCGGATCGCGCCTTGTTAAAGACAAGGATGTGGTCCTGTATCTCGCCGCGAATCGAGTGCAGTCGGAATCCGGGGTCGTTGGAGACGCGCCGCAGTCGCCGCCGCCGCAGAAGCCGGCCAGCTTCGACCTGGACGCGATGACGAACTTCACTGACCCGAAGGCGTTTCTTCTCGCAGCCATGAACGATTCGCGAACCGAGCCGAAGCTGCGTATCGACGCGGCGAAGGCGCTGATGCCGTTCGTGCATAAGAAGCTCGGCGAGGGGGGCAAGAAGGAGCAGAGCGCCGAGGCGGCGAAGAAGGCCGCGGGTCGATTCGCGCCGGCGGCTCCGCCACGGTTGGTCGCTAACGGTGGCAAGAAGGTCGACTGATGGAATGGACAACGGCATGCCCGGATTGGGAAACGAGGTTGATCGAGCGTCGATCGATCATTCCGCCACCGATTTTCCCGGACCAGGCGGAGCAAGCGGTCGCGATCTTCAAAGAGCTGCGGGTTAGCGATCTTCCCGGCAAGCCGACGTTTGGCGAGTGCAGCGAGCAATGGGTATTCGATTTCGTAGCCGCAATCTTCGGCGCGTACGACGCCGATACGGGCAAGCAGCTGATTCGTGAGTTCTTCCTGCTCATCAGCAAGAAGAACACGAAATCAACAATTGCGGCCGGGATCATGCTGACGGCCGTCATTTTGTGCTGGCGCGAGGAAGAGGAGCACCTGATTCTCGCTCCTACGAAGGAAGTTGCCGACAACAGCTTCAAGCCAGCGGCGGGCATGATCCGCGCAGACGAGGAGCTATCTGCGCTGTTCCATATTCAGGATCACATTCGCACGATCACGCATCGTGTCAGTCGAGCCACGCTGAAGGTTGTGGCTGCCGATACCGATACGGTATCGGGCAAGAAGTCCGGTCGAATCCTCGTCGATGAGCACTGGGTGTTCGGGAAACGGGCCAATGCTGAAGCCATGTTCATGGAGGCCACTGGCGGTCAGGTGTCGCGCGACGAAGGATGGGTGATCTATCTGTCGACGCAAAGCGACGAGCCGCCCGCCGGGGTGTTCAGGGAGAAGTTGCAGTACTACCGCGACGTCCGGGACGGCAAGATCGACGACAGGAAGTCGCTCGGCGTGCTGTACGAGTTCCCTGCCAAGATGATCGAGACGAAGGCATATCTCGAACCGCGCAACTACTACATCACGAACCCCAACCTCGGTCGATCAGTTAGCGCCGAATGGCTTGAGGATCAGCTCACAAAGAACCGATCGAAAACCGACGGGTCGTTTCAGCAGTTCCTCGCCAAACACCTGAACATCGAGATCGGCATGAACCTCCGGTCCGATCGCTGGGCCGGGGCGGAATTCTGGGAGGTTGCGGTGCGTGTGCCGCGAATCTCTCTCGAAGAAGTGATCGACCGCAGCGAGGTAATCGACGTCGGCATTGATGGCGGCGGCCTGGACGACTTGCTCGGGGTTGCTGTCATCGGTCGTGAGCGAGATACCCGGCGTTGGCTGCTGTGGACGCATGCCTGGGCGCATTTCTCCGTGTTCGAGCGGCGGAAAGAGATTGCGCCGCGGTTGCGCGACTTCGAGAGTGCGGGCGATCTCACAGTTGTGAGCCAGATCGGCGACGACGTGACCGATGTTGCCGAAATCGTCGCGACTATCGAGCGCGCCGGGCTACTCGACCGAGTGGGAGTCGATCCGGCCGGCATCGGAGGGGTACTCGATGCTCTGGTCGAGGCGGAGGTGCCGCAGGACAAGGTCATTGGGATATCGCAGGGGTGGAAACTGTCCGGCGCGATCAAAACCGCCGAGCGCAAACTCGCCGAAGGCGTTCTGGTGCATGGCGGTCAGGATTTGATGGGGTGGTGCGTCGGAAATGCACGTGTTGTGCCGGTCGGAAACGCCGTGAATATCACGAAACAGGTGTCGGGGACTGGGAAGATCGATCCGTTGATGGCCATGTTCAACGCGATTTCTCTCATGGCGTTGAATCCCGACAGTCGTTCAAGTATTCACGAATTCTTCGAGAGTCCCATCATCGTATGAGCCAAAGCAAGCAAAAGGCGCCAGGGCGCATCAAGTCCGGCATCCTGAAGTGGCTCGGCGTGCCGATTTCGCTAACAGATGGCTCATTCTGGTCAGCGTGGGGTGGGCTCGAGTCGTCGAGTGGCGAAACGGTCACGGTCGATTCAGCGATGCAGTTGTCAGCGGCATGGGCGTGCGTGCGTCTCATTGCCGAAACGGTGGCGACGCTACCGCTCAACCTGCACCAGAAGGGGGCCGACGGCACGCGGTCACTTGCGATCTCGCATCAGCTTTACGAAGTGCTCCACAACCAGCCGAACGCGGACAACACCGCGGTTGAATTCTGGGAAGTCATCGTCGCTTCGATGTTGCTGTGGGGAAACGGATATGCCCGCAAGCTGCGGTCGGCCGGAACGATCATCGGTCTCGAACTGATGTTGCCGCAGCGCATGACGGTAAAGCGACTCACGACAGGCGCACTGCAGTACACCTATCGCGACATCGACGGCAGCGGACTTGTGCTCACCGAGGACGATGTCCTGCATTTCCGAGGATTCAGCCTGAACGGCTGGATGGGGGTGTCCGTGATTGCCTATGCGCGTGAGGTATTCGGCAATGCAATCGCGGCGAACAAGACGAGCAGCAGCGTATTCAAGAACGGACTGCGTCCGTCTGGCGTCCTATCGACGGACCAGGTTTTGCAAAAGGACAAGCGGGAAGAGATTCGCGGGAGCCTTGCCGCGCAGTTCGGCGGCGCGATGCAGGCTGGTAAGACGATGGTGCTGGAAGCGGGCATGAAATACCAGGCGATCACCATGAACCCGGGTGACGTCCAGCTGCTTGAGACAAAGGCGTTCAACGTCGAGGAAATCTGCCGTTGGTTCCGCGTTCCACCGTTCATGGTGGGGCACAGCGAAAAATCGACCAGCTGGGGGACCGGTATCGAGCAACAGATGATCGGCTTTCTCACCTTCGCGCTGCGCCCTTGGCTGACGCGTATCGAGCAGGCTATCCGACGAGGTTGCCTCACGCCGCAGGAACGCACGAAGTACTTCGCCCAGTTCTCCGTCGAGGGTCTGCTCCGTGCAGATAGTGCAGGGCGTGCGAGCTTCTATTCAACGATGACTCAGAACGGGATCATGACGCGTGATGAGTGTCGAGCGAAGGAAAACTTGCCGCCGATGGATGGCAATGCCGCAGTGCTGACGGTTCAGTCAGCGTTGCTCCCTATCGACAAACTAGGTGAGAGGACGGCCGCTGCGGCTGCGCAAGATGCCTTGAAAGCGTGGCTCTCCCAGGAGGAAAAAACACATGCAGCGCAAGAGCAGTAAGGGCGGCTATAAGGTCCGTGCCTTCGATCTCGATGTCAAGTCGGTCGACGACGCCGGCGAGTTTTCGGGGTATGGGTCGGTGTTTGGGGTCGTCGACAGCTACCAGGAGATTGTCGCTCCGGGAGCCTTCTCCAATAGTCTTGCGGCGCTCAAGAAGAGTGGCCGGGCATTGCCGATCCTGTGGCAGCACGACTCGTATACGCCGATCGGATCGTGGACCAACCTCAAGGAGGACGACAAGGGCCTCTACGGCGATGGCGATCTGTGGATCGACGAAGCGCCGAACGCAAAGATCGCGTATCGAGGAATGAAAGCAAAGGCCATCACGGGACTGTCGATCGGCTACTACGTGCTTTCGTCGGATTACAACGAAAAAACGGGGATTCGCACGCTGAACGAAGTCGATCTGGTCGAGATCAGCATCGTTACTAATCCGGCAAACGCTGATGCGCGAATCGACGCAGTGAAATCGATCATCGCGCACGGCGGATTGCCGTCACTTCCGGAATTCGAGCGGTTCCTGCGCGAGGCAGGCTTCTCGAAGTCCATGGCCGCGGTTATCGCCAATCGCGGCCTGAAACATCTGCTCCAGAGTGAGTTTGGTGACGTGGCGAACGACGTGAATCGGCTGCTGGACGGCCTCAAATCTCTTACTTTCAAGGAATGAACATGGGTCACATGAACGAACCGCGACAGTTCGGCCGCAAGAGCGGTAGCGACTCGCACCCGGAGCAAGTGCTCGAAACCGTCACGAAGGAACTCAAACGCATCGGCGACGAAGTGAAATCCGCCGGCGAGAAGGCGCTCGCTGAAGCGAAGAAGGCTGGGGACCTGGGCGCAGAAACGAAAGCCACGGTCGACGAGCTGTTGATCAAGCAAGGTGAACTCCAAGCCCGCCTGCTGGAGGCCGAGCAAAAGCTGGCTCGCAGCGGCGGTAGCGCCGAACCCGAAGTGCCGAAGACGCTCGGTCAACTCGTGACCGAATCCGAGGAGATGAAGGGGATGGACGGAAGCGCGCGCAAGTCGGTGCGCGTTCGCGTCGATCGCAAGAGCATCATGAACGTACCGGCAACGGTCGGTGCCGGCGTCAGCGGCAGCAACTCGCTGGTCGCGGCAGACCGTCAAGCCGGGATCATCGCTCCGCCGCAGCGGCAGATGACGATTCGCAATCTGCTCATGCCCGGCCAAACGTCGTCGAGCAGCATCGAGTACACCGTCGAAACCGGCTTCACGAACAACGCCGCGACAGTCGCCGAGGGTGCGCAGAAGCCGACTTCGGATCTGACGTTCAACCTGAAGAACCAGCCGGTTCGCACGATCGCGCATCTGTTCAAGGCGTCGCGCCAAATTCTCGACGATGCGCCGGCGCTGCAGTCGTACATCGACGGCCGTGCCCGGTATGGCCTCCAACTCGCCGAGGAAAATCAACTGCTCAAGGGTGACGGCACGGGAGCGAACATCCTCGGCATCTTGCCGCAAGCGTCGGCATTCGCGCCGTCCATCACGCTCACGAATGCGACGTCGATCGACAGGATTCGTCTGGCGCTTCTGCAGGCGGTTCTCGCCGAATTCCCGGCGACCGGGATCGTCCTGAATCCCATCGACTGGGCATCGATCGAGCTGACGAAGGACGCCCAGGGGCGCTATATCGTCGGCAATCCGGTCAACGGTACGACGCCGCGACTGTGGAATCTGCCGGTCGTCGAGACGCAAGCCATGACGGCGAACGAATTCCTCGTTGGCGCCTTCTCGATGGCGGCGCAGATTTTCGACCGCATGGAGATCGAGGTTCTGCTGTCGACCGAGAACGTCGACGATTTCGAAAAGAACATGGTGTCGATCCGCGCCGAGGAGCGTTTGGCGCTCGCGGTCTACCGCCCGGAATCGTTCGTGACCGGTTCGTTGGCGGAGAAAGCCGGCAACTGATCGGCGTTTCGCAACTGACAGTGGCCACCTTCGGGTGGCCATTTTTTATCACGGTGCTGACGATGAACAACCCGAATCAAGTGTGGGTGAAGCCCATACGCACATACGGCGGCGTGGACGGGGACAAGAACCCGGCGAGCGCGCCATATCCGGTTTCGCGTCAACGTGCGGCTGAGCTGCGGGCAAATGGCCTCGTTCGCGACGCTGATCCGCCGGAATCGAAGGTCGTGGCCCCGGCGCCTGCGAACAAGAAGGCCGCTGCGCCGCAAAACAAAGGGCGGACGTAATTGATGGAAGGCCAAACGCCCATTGTCTCGCTCGAGTTGGCGCTCGCGCACCTGCGGGAGGAAGAAGGTGTCGCAGACGACCTCATCGGGCTCTACATCAACGCAGCGACGCAGTCTGCATCGGACTACATCGACCGCAAGATCTACGCGAACGATGAAGAAATGCAGGCGGCGATAGCAGAACAAACCGCAGGTGACGATCCGGTGGTTGCAAATGACGTGATTTGCACAGCAATTCTGCTGACGATCGGCAAGCTATACGCCTATCGCGAGGATGTCGTCGCGGGTACGTCCGCGAGCGTCATGGAACTTCCGAGTGGGGCGAAGGCACTGTTGTTCCCATACCGTACGGGCCTCGGGGTTTGATCATGCTGAGAGCTGGCGATCTGACAGAGAGAATTTCGATTGAGAGGCGCGGAGGCGGTGAAAACGAGAACGGTGAGCCTTTGCCCAATGACTGGGTGGTGCATGCAAGCGTTTGGGCGAATGTGCGGTTTCTGAGTGGGAAGGAGTACGTCGTCTCGGGGGCTGTCCGTAGCTCCGCTGTCGCGAGCATGAGGATTCGATTTCGACTCGATGTCGATAGTGAAATGCGGGTTCGATACGGCGATCAAATTTACGACATCGTCGCAGTGCTGCCGAGCCGTGCGAAAGGGTATCTCGACCTGTCGGTGAAGGTGGGAGAAAAGTATGTCTAGCATTCAGATTGTCGGGCTCGCCGACCTGCGTGCGGATTTCGAGAAGCTTGCGAAATCGCAGTCGACGAAGGCGCTGCGGCGCGCGACGGTGGCCGGTGCGAAGGTGATACGCGACGAGGCGCGTAAGCGCGCACCGAAGAAAACCGGGAAGCTGCGCCGCAATATCGTCTCAGCAGCACTTCGGCAGAAAGACGCTCCGGGCTTGGCGACAGCAGGCGTACGTGTCCGGTCGAAGGGCAAGGCCGATTCGCCGAGCAACGCGTTTTACTGGCGCTTCGACGAATTCGGCACGCAGTACATGAAGGCGCAGCCGTTCATGCGGCCGGCGTTCGATGCGTCGATCGGCGAGGCGGAAGGGGCGATTCGCACCGAGCTGGCGCGCGCAATCGACCGCACGCTGGGGGGCCGCCGGTGAGCACGATCGTCATTCGCGATGCGTTACAGGGCATCGGTGGCGCCAAGGGATACCTCGGCGTTGCGCCGCAGAAGGCGCCGGCGCCGTATTTCGTCGTCACGCGCGTTCACGGCGAGCTCGACATGGCGCTCGCCGGGCTGACCGGCGGCCGTTCCGGTTCCTATCAGATCGACTGCTACGCGCCGACGTTCACTGACGCCGATCGGCTTGCCGACTTGGCGGTCGACCGGGCGACGTCGGTGCAGGATCTGTTTTCGGTCGGCGGCGTCGACGAATTGCCGGACGATTACGCCTCAGATACAGGACTGTTTCGCGTCAGTTTGGAGTTTTCGGTCGAGTTCTGACCGATAGTGCAACGATTCAATCGGCCCGCCACGTGCGGGCCATTTTCATTTGTGAGGGGCATATGGCTGACAAGAGCAAGCGCACCAGGGCGCAGGGGACCAAGGTCGAGGTCTCGAAAGTGGCGTCGACCGATCTCGACGCGGCCGATCTGGTGTTCGTCGATCTGAGTGCGACGGGCAAGCAGATTCAATGGCAGGGCGGGCAATCGGAAGAAATCGACGCGACGACGTTTGCGAGCGATGAAAAGGAGTCCGAGCTTGGCTTACCCGATCCGGGTGAATTCTCGGTCGATGGCAATTACCAGTCGAACGACGAAGGGCAAAACATTCTGCGTGCCGCACGTGCGACAGGTGAAAAGCACGTGTTCCGCGTCACGTTCGCCGACAAATCGCAGTTTCTGTTCGCCGGCATGGTGCGTCAGTACACGTGGGCGGCGTCGGTCAACGGGCTGATCTCGGCGACGTACAGCGTTCGCGTGAGCGGCGCGCCGAAGCTTGTGCCGCCGCCGGCGGCCTAACTACGGAGCACAGATAGGAGATGTACGTGGAAAACGAAAATCAAGGGCTGTCGAACCTGCGCGCCGCTGCGCTCAATCCGCTGACCGGCTGGCGGCACGAGCTGATGACTGTGCCGGAGTGGAACGACGAGAAGATCGCCGTGCGCGAGCCGACCGTCGGCGATCGCATGTTCTGGATCGAGCCGCTCCAAGACGCCGCTCGCGTGACGGACGAAGACGACGAGCCGGTCGCCCGCGAGAAATACGAGCGCATCAGTGCGGCGGCACACTCGCAGGCCAGTGCGCGGATGTTCGTTCGCGTCGTGTTCGTAAAGACGTCGTCCGGTTGGCAGCGCCTGTTTGCGGATGAAGACGTTGGCGCGATCGCGACGGCGTACGGCGCCGTACACGACCGCGTCGTCGTCAAGGCACTTGAGCTCGGAAAGCTGGACGTCGATCCGGTCGAAGACGCAAAAAAGCCTTCCGCCGAACCCCAGGCCTCCGCTTCCTGATGTCGCTCGCGCTGCGGCTCGGCAAGACGTTGGCCGAGCTCTGCGAGCAGATGTCGTCCGCCGAGCTGAGCCTCTGGATTGGGTACGACGCGGAATCGCCCGTTGCAGACGATCGTGCGGATCTGCATGCGGCGATGATCGCGGCGGCGGCGTTCCAGTCGCAGGGCGCGAAGGTGAAGGTGTCGGACATGATGCCGAACTGGTCCGGCGCGCCCGTGGCGGGCGAGGAAGAGGAAGGTGGCGGCGATCCGTTTCAAGCCGCCCTGATGCGCATGGCGAAGTAGGCGAGAAAACACTATGGCAACGAGCCTTCGCGAGCTGATCGTCAGCGTTACGGCAAATACGACCGAATACGACCGTCGCATGCGCGGTCTCGCGTCGACGGCCGGCTCGTATTTCAGCGCTGTCCGCGATGGCGGGCGGACAGCGGACGCGGCGTTTGCTTCGAACGCCGCGAGCGTACAGGTTACGGTGCGCTCGCTCGACGCGGCGCGCAGCTCGATCCGTGAATACGCGCAGGCCGCCGCGGCGGCGTTCGGCGTGCATCAACTGATCGAGTACGCCGACGAATGGACGAACCTGAGCAACCGGCTTCGGATCGTCACGCGTGATCAGGTCGATTTCGCGGTCGCACAGAACGATGTGTTGCGCATCGCGCGCGACACGCGGCAGCCGCTCGACGCGACGGCTGAGCTGTATCAGCGGATCGCGAACAACACGTCGCACCTCGGCCTGACGATCAAGCAGGTCGGGCCGCTGGTCGAGACGATCGGTAAGGCGGTTGCGTTGTCGGGCGTCTCGGCCGATACGGCGCGGCTCGGTATCGTGCAGCTCGGGCAGGCGTTCGCCGCCGGCCAGTTGCGCGGGCAGGATCTGAAGAGCGTGCTCGAAGAGCTGCCGGGCGTTGCCGATGCGATTGCGCGCGGCATGGGCACGAGCACGGCGCAGCTCAAGTCGCTTGCGGAAGACGGCAAGCTCACGGTCGAGAACCTGATCGACGCGCTGACGCGTGCCGGGGCAAGCACCAACGACCTGTTCGGCAAGGTCAACATGACGGTCGGGCAGGCGATGACGCGCCTGCAGACGGAGATCGTCGCGTACGTCGGGAAGGCGAACGACGCGACCGGCGCGAGCCAAAAGCTCGCGCAGAGCATCACGTACGTCGCGGATCACCTCGACGGCATCGTGAAGCTCGGGGTGTCGCTCGCGGCCGGTCGGATTGCCGTGTACTTCGGGCAGACCGCAGTCGCGGCGACGCAGGCGGCGACCGCGTGGGTCGGGGCACGCCGGGCGCTCGTCGAGGAAACGGTCAAGCAGCACGAAGCGGCGCAGGCGGCGCTTGCCAAGGCGCAGAGCGATCGCGACGCCGCGGCGGCGAAGCTGCAGAACGCCCAGGCGGCTGAAGCATCGGCGCAAGCCGAGCTCGCCGGTATGCGGGCGATGCGCGAAAGTCTCGCGATGCAATCGGCGCTGACGGCTGGATCAATCAAGTACTCCGAGGCGAAGCTCGCCGAGGCGCGCGCCGTCGAGGCGTCGGCGCAGGCGCATGTCGCGACCGCGCGATCGAATCTCGCAAATAGTCAGGAAATCGGCACGCGAATCGCCGGCTTGCCGTATGCCGCGATCATTGCGCGCGAGACGGCCGCTGCGCAGCAAGAGCTTGAGCGCGCCGAGGCATCGCTCGCGCTCGCGCAGCAGCGCCGCACCGCGCTCGAGGCGGCAGCGAAGCAAGGGGCGATCGACAAGGTGCGCTATACCGCGTCGCTTACCGAAACCGACCGCGGGCTCGCACAGGCCGAACGCGACGTTGCGCTCGCCACACAGGCGCGCGAGCGCGCCGAACGTTCCGCGGCGACGACGTCGGCGGGCCTGACGGCGGCGTCCGAGCGCGCGACGGTGGCGCAAACGGCGCTCGCGCGTACCGGTTCGATGATGCGGTCGGTCGGGTCGGGTTTGCTGGCGGCCGTCGGCGGCTTGCCCGGTATTCTGGCGACGGTAGGCACGGTGGCGCTCGGCGCCGCCGCGAACTGGCTGCTGTTCCGCGACAACGCGAGCAGCGCGACGTCGAGTCTGATCGACATGCAGGCGCCGCTCGATCAGATCATCGACAAGTATCGGCAACTGACGCCGCTGTTGCAGGAATCCGAGCGGCTGCGCACGAAGCAGGAGACGTCGCGCGCGGCCGACGACGCGCAGTCCGCGTACCGGAGTCTGGCGACGCGGGCGGCGCAGAGTGTCATGGTGCCGACGTTCGGCGACGCGCCGTCGGTGGTCTCGGATGCAGATCAAGCGGCCCTTGATCGATTCCTCGCCGGTCTGGATCGCCTCAAGACGTCGAACCTTGGCGTCGACGAGAAGTCGCGGGAGATCGGTCAACTGATTGACCGCTTCGTGTCGGCGACGAGCGGTGGCGAGGCGCTGCGCGACGAGCTGGTGCGGGCCGCAGGCGCGATCGACACGGCGGGCCTCGCGTCACAGAAAGGCGCACAGGCACTCGCCGCAATGGACGCGGCGGCACGGGGCACTACCGACAGCATGCGGCTGTTGTCGGACGCGAACAATTTCTTTGCTGGCGGGATGGCGTCAGAGGCTTGGGAGAAGTATGTCCACAAGCTCAAGGAGGAATCCGACGTCATCGGTATGACGGCCCGCCAGAAGGCCGAATATGAGGCGCGGACGAAGGGCGCGAACGAGGCGCAGGTCCGCATGGCGGGCCTGGTCGCTGGGCGCGCAGACGCGTACAAGACGCTCGAAAAGGCGATTGCCGACAAGGATTCGAAAGCCGCGGCGGGCGCGCGAACCAACATCGACAACCTGACGCGCGAGCTCGCGCTGATGAATCAGCAGATGGTGGTCGCGAAGGCGCTTGAGGAGTTCCAAGCTGACCTGTCGAGCAAGAAATTCGAGAAATTCGGCTTCAATGCCGACATGGCGCGCGCCGTGGCCTCCACGCGCGGGCAGCAAGCCTTCGACGAGACGGTTGCGTCTGCTGCGGCACAGACGGCGCGCGTGTCGACCAACGCGGCCGCGGCCCGGGTAGCGAAGGGCAGTGGCGTTCACTCGCTGGAAAGCGAGCGCATGCTCGACAACATCCGTCAGCGGATCGCGCAACTGCGCGTCGAGGCGGTCGCGACCGACAAGCTGACACAGTCGCAAAAGGACCTCCTCGCGTTCGATCAGAAGGTGACGGATCTACGCGGCAAGCGCAAGAAACTGTCGGACGACGACAAGAGCCTGCTTCGTGATCAGCAGGCGATTCGCGCTAGGTACGAGCAGGCAGCGCAGCTGGAAAAGGAGGTCCGCTATCGCGACGCAATCAACAAACTGAAGGAGCGCAGCGCGCAGATCGACGCGGAGCTCGCGGACTACGCGGCAGAGCGTCAGCGCGACGTACAGCGCGAGCTTGCGGCGATGTCGATGGGTGACAACGCGCGCGAGTTGAATCAGGCCGTCAATCGCGTGAGTGACGAATTCCGCCGTCGGCGGGACGAACTGACGAAGGGAGCGCGAAAGGACGGCACCCTCGGTTCGCCCGAGTACCTCGCCGAGATCGAGCGCATCAACGCGGCCGAGGCGGAGCAGGTCGCGCGCGAGCGCGGCTATCTCGAGCAGCGGCTCGCGTTGCAGGCTGACTGGCGTGTTGGTGTGAAGCGAGCGATGGCGGTCTATCAGGAGTCGGCGCAAAACGCCGCGCAGATGGCCGAGGACGCGCTGACGAGTTCGTTTCGCAATGCCGAGGATGCGCTCGTGTCGTTTGCGACGTCGAGCAAGTTCAATTTCCGCGGGCTGGTCGACAGCATGATCGCTGATCTTGCGCGGTTTTCGGCGCGCGCGGCAATGTCTCAGGTGTTCGGGGCGATCGGCTCGGCGTTGGGTTTCGGCGGCGTTTCCGATGCTGTCGGCGTGCTTGGTGGCGCCGCAAGCGCGGCTGTGGGCTCGAACGCCTACGGCTTTCACCTCGCCGGCGGCGGATCGGTTTGGGGGCCGGGAACGTCAACAAGCGACAGCATCGACGCAAAGCTCTCCGACGGCGAATTCGTCGTGCGTGCTGCGGTGGTATCGCAGCCCGGCGTGCGCGCGCATCTCGAACGTTTGAATGCGAGCGGTTCGAGCGTGTTTGCTCGATTTGCGCGTGGCGGGGCAGTCGGCGGTGGAGCGGGCTTCGCTGAATCGCCGGCGCGCGACGGAGGGATCTCGGTCAGCGCGCCAGTCACGATCGAGGGCGGTTCGTCGAACCCTGCGAGCCTGATCGCGGTCGGGGAATTCCGAAAGATGCTGGAACAGATGATACGCGAGCTCATACAACGGGAACGCCGACAGGGCGGGACGTTGTGGAGAGCGCAAAACGGGATGGCAGGATGAAAGATACATTTGAATGGTCGTCGACGGTGCCGGGACACAGTGGCGATGCGACGTTGCGCGTGCGCAAAGCACCATTTGGAGACGGCTACACGCAGCGAGCAGCGGACGGCCTGAACAATCGCGAGTCGACATTCAATCTGCGGTTTGTCGGGAATGCGGCGAAGATCGCGGCAATCATCGATTTCCTCGATCGGCATGCGGGCGCGGAGTCGTTCTATTGGACCCCGCCGCTCCGCGCGCGCGGGCTGTTCGTCTGCGAGAAGTACTCCGAGCCGATCAAGAACGGCGCCGTGTACACGATAACGGCGCAGTTTGAAGAAACGTTTTCTGTGTAGGAGATCAGATGGCAGTGCTTCAGAAAATAAGATTGGGTGAGCCGCCCAGAGGAAACGGCGGCGACGACAACCGCGTCGCGCACATCAAGACGAACGAGAATTTCGACGTGGTCGAGCGTTCGACCCCGCTCGATATCGGATTTCTGAACGACAGCGTGGATCTCACGTCCGAAGACGTCGGAAAGCGATATGGGCTGTGGATGGCTGATGAGGGTAAGGTTATCGGATTACCGCTTGCCTCGTCGGTTCGACCGAACGCATGTATTCATCTCTTTTGCGTGCAGAAAGGAGTTTCGATCAAGCTGAAGCCTGGTGATTTGTCCCAATTGGTGGCGATGAGTACCGGCGACTGGGTGAAGTACGTCTCCGACGGCGTGAAGATCTGGCACGCCGCTGAGCGCGGCAAGATGATGCCGGATGAAGTTGTCAGCGGAAATCTCACTGTAGGTGGAGATATCCGGGCCGGGCAATCGAGCGACGAAGGCCATTTGTACCTCGGCAAGATGCCCGGCTACTTCTACGGAAGCAGCGGGTCGGTGGGTTGGTGGTCCCCCGACAAAGGCGCGTACCAGTACGTTTTCAAGGACAAGATTTTCTCCGTCAACGAGGAGGTGGTCGCAGTGTGCGCGAAGGGGCACACTCTTCGTTTCGATTGGGGGCAGAGGGTCACCGGGCAACTGGGGGCGACCGTCGACGGCAACTACGTCGGCTATCTCTGGCACAGCGGCAATCTCGCGCAGCCGATGACGCTCGACACGCCGCAGTATGTCGGAACGAAGAAGACGTTCACGCAGGCGCAGGAAATCGCAGTCGGTGCAACAGGGCTTCATTCGCAAGCGTCGCTGTACCTGAACGGAATGGGCGGCCTCAGCTACCTCGGATTTTCCGGGCTGAACAACACAGTCGGTGCGCAGCTTCGGATTTCCAGCAACACAGCAGTCGCCGAGTTGCAGTGCGTCAATTACAACGCCACGACATTCGGTGTGTTGACCGCATCGAACTTCAATCAGGCGTCCGACCGTGCTTTCAAATCCGATATCCAGACGCTTGAGAACGTGATGGCGCGGCTGCGCGGTAAGCGGGGCGTGACGTATCTACCAAAGAGCAGTCCGGAGGCCGGGCGACAGGCGGGCGTCATCGCGAACGAGTGGTGGGATTTTCCGGAGCTGCTTGGCGAGGGGCCGGAGATCGACGAGGACGGCGATTTCATCGTGCGTCAGTATGACGAAAGCGGCAAGGAGATCTTCGGCGAGAGTGGGCCGCCGAAGGGACGGCCGTCGCTCACCTTCCGTTACACGAACGCCGTCGGCGTGCTGCTGGCTGGGCTGCTTGAGACGGATGCTGCGTTACAGGACGCGATCAAGCGGATTGCGGATTTGGAGGCGGCGAAGTGACCATCACCGCGGACATTCAGCAGCTTGAGCCGGGCCGGCTGATCGAGCTATTTGAGGTCGACTGCACGGCGCTCGGCGCCGACGTACTGCGCTTTCATGGGCACTTGCAGTCGACGTCGATCGTGTGGCAGGGGCACGAATACAGGCCGTGGCCGATTCAGGCAGCGGGCTTCGAACAGACGTCGGATGCGCAACAGCCGTCGCCGACGCTGCGGGTAGGCGACATCAACGGGACGATCTCGGCGCTGTGCGTTGCACTTGGCGATCTCGTCGGCGCGAAAGTGATTCGGCGCCGGACACTCGCGCGCTATCTAGACGCCGTGAATTTCCCGGCCGGCAACCCAACGGCAGACCCGCACGAAGAGTTGCCGACGCAGCAATGGCGGATCGAGCAGAAGAGCGACGAGCAGCCGGGCTTGCACGTCGAGTTCACGCTGTCGTCTCCGCTCGACTTTGGCGGCCAGCAACTGCCGAAGCGGCAAATCATATCGATCTGCCAATGGGAGTATCGCGCTTCCGAGTGCGGCTATACCGGTGCGGCGTGCTTCGACAGGGACGACAACCCGGTGAGCGACCCTGCGCTCGATCGATGCAGCAAGAAGATCAGCGGCTGCGAGCGCCGATTCGGCGTGAACAACGCGCTGCCGTTCGGCGGCTTCCTGTGCGACACGATGGCGTGACGCGCAATTCAATTTCGATATGAGGACCCGCCACACGGCGGGTTTTTTTATGGACGGACAGATCAAGAGCGCCATCGAGGCGCACGCACTGGCCGAGTATCCGCGCGAGTGCTGCGGGCTCGTCGTGAAGGCGGCACGCGGCGAGGTGTACGTGCGCTGCCGGAACCTCGCAGCCGTGCCGACCGACCAGTTCGCGCTCGCGTCGGAGGACTACGCCGCGGCCGAAGACATGGGCGAGATTGTCGCACTGGTGCATTCGCATCCGGGGGCGTCGGCGCAGCCGAGCGACGCGGATCGCGCGATGTGCGAGCGCAGCGGCATCGCGAAGTGGGTGATCGTGTCGCTCGGCGTGCAGGCCGACGGCTCAATCGGCGTCGATGACTGGTGCGAATTCGGGCCGGCTGGCTACGTCGCGAGGTTGATCGGCCGCCAGTACGTGCATGGCGTACACGACTGCTACGCGATCGTGCGCGACTGGTATCTCGGCGAGCGTGGCGTGGTGCTGCCCGATTTCGACCGCGAGGACGGCTGGTGGGACGATGGCCGGTCAAACCTCTACCTCAATCACTATCAGGACGCCGGCTTTCTCGACGTCGGCCGCGACGTAACGTTGCAGGTCGGCGACGTGCCGCTGATGCAGATCCGCAGCAAGAACGACGTGCCGAATCACGCGGGCGTTTATCTGGGTGACGGACAGTTCCTCCACCATCCGTACGGGAAGCTCTCGGTACGCGCGGTATGGGGCGGAATGTGGGCCGACTGCTGCACGACGGTGCTGCGTTATGTGGGAGATCGGAAGTGAGCGACATGCTTCGCACGATACGGTTGTATGGGGTGCTCGGTCGGCGTTTCGGAAGAGTGCATCGTCTGGCGGTTTCGTCGACCGCGGAGGCGGTGCGCGCGCTGTCGGTGCTGATTCCTGGTTTCCGCGCGTTTCTGATGTCGGCGCGCGACGACGGCCTGACGTTTGCGGTGTTCAACGGCCGGCGCAATCTCGACGAGGATGAGCTCGAGCATCCAGTCGGGCGCGACGAGATCCGTATCGCGCCGGTGATTGCCGGCAGCAAGCGCGGTGGGCTCTTCAACACGATTTTGGGTGCCGCACTGGTCGCCGTCGGCGCGGTAGCGACGTTCGGCTTCGCGCAGCCGTGGGGCACGTCGCTGATGGGGCTCGGCGCGTCGATGGCGCTCGGCGGCATCGTGCAGATGCTCAGTCCACAACAGGCCGGCCTCGCCGGGGCGGCCAACAACGGCACGTCGTACTACTTCAACGGACCCGTGAACAGCGCCGCACAGGGTGAGCCGGTGCCACTCGTTATCGGCGAAATGATCGTCGGTTCGAAGGTGGGCAGTTCCGGGATCTATGCGGAGGATCAGATTTGAAGAAGCTCTACGCCGAAGGTGGGCTGAAGCGAATCTACGGTGCGAAGGGGGGCGGTGGCGGCGGTGGCGGCAGCGAATCACCCGACAGCCTTCATTCGATCGCGCGCGCGAAGGTGCTCGACGTGATCTCGGAGGGGCCGATCGTGGGGCTGGTGAATGGCCTGCAGTCGGTCTATCTCGACGGCACGCCGATCCAGAACGCGGACGGCTCGCTGAACTTCCAGAACTACACCGTCGACGTCCGTACCGGCACGCAGGATCAGGACTACATCCCCGGCTTTCCAGCCGTCGAGCGCGAGGCCGGCGTCGGTGTGCCGCTCACGTCCGACGCGCCGTGGGTGCGCCAGATCCAGAATACGCAACTGACCGCGGTGCGTGTGCGCTTCGGCGTGCCGGCGCTACAGCGTCAAGACACATCGAACGGCAATATCACGGGCTATCGCGTCGACTACGCGATCGATCTGTCGGTCGACGGCGGATCGTATGCGCAGGTGCTGGCCGGCGCGTTCGACGGCAAGACGACGTCGCTCTACGAGCGCTCGCATCGGATCGAGCTGCCGCGTGCGAAAAACGGTTGGCTGATCCGTGTGCGTCGCATCACGCCGAACGCGCACACGGCGACGATCGCTGATTCGATCAATATCGAAGCGATCACCGAGATCGTCGATCGAAAGCTCCGCTATCCGATGACGGCGCTCGTCGGCATGACGTTCGACGCGCGCTCGTTCTCAAGCGTGCCGGTGCGCTCGTATCACGTGCGGGGGATGATGATCTTCCGTGTTCCGACAAACTACGACTCGGGGACTCGCACATATTCGGGTACGTGGGACGGCACGTTCAAGACGGCATGGACGAACAATCCGGCTTGGGTCTACTACGGCCTGTTGCTGAACAAGCTCTACGGGTTGGGCGATCGCGTCGACGCGTCGATGGTCGACAAGTGGGCGCTGTACGCAATCGCGCGTCACTGTGACGAACTGGTATCAGACGGGAAGGGCGGCAAGGAACCGCGTTTCACATGCAATTGCGTGATCCAGACGCGCGCGGACGCGTTCAAGGTGATGCAGGATCTTGCGAGCGTTTTTCGCGGAATTTCATACTGGGGCGCTGGCTCCGTCGTCGCGTCGGCCGATATGCCGTCCGATCCGGTCTACCTGTACACGGCCGCGAACGTCGTCGGCGGTTCATTCAAGTACGTCGGAAGCGAGCGCAAGACGCGTTACACGGTCGCGCTTGTCAGCTACAACGATCCGACGAACCAGTATAAGCAGGCTGTCGAGCCCGTGCAGGACGATGACGGGATCGCCCGCTATGGCGTCATCAAGACGGAAGTCACGGCGTTCGGCTGCACGTCGCAGGCTCAGGCGCACCGCCTCGGGCGCTGGCTGCTGCTGACGTCGCGGTACGAGACCGGGACGGTGTCGTTTCAGGTCGGGCTCGATGGGACGCTTTGTGCGCCGGGACAGGTGATCGCTGTCGCCGATCCGCGCAAGGCGGGCCGCCGGATCGGCGGGCGCATCCGCGCTGCGGGCGGCGAGACGATCACGCTCGACAAGGCGCCGACGGTCTCGGCCGGCGATCGCTTCACGGCGATCCTGCCGTCGGGCCTCGCGCAGGCGCGTGCTGTCAAGGCGGTCAACGGCGACATCGTCACGCTCGTCGAGCGGTTTGACGCCGATCCGGTGCCGGGCGCGGTGTGGATGGTCGAGAGCAACGAGCTCGCGGCGCAGCAGTATCGCGTGGTGAGCGTGCAGGAGAGCGACGACGACGGCCAGATCGTCTATACGATCAACGCGACGCAGTACGAGCCGGGGAAGTACGCGGCAATCGACGACGGCGCGCAGATCCAGCAACGGCCGATCACGATCGTTCCGCCGTCGGTGCAGCCGCCGCCGTCGAACGTCCGCCTCTCGACATACTCGGTGGTCGATCAGGGCATCTCGAAGACGACGATGGTGATCGCGTGGGACGCAGCGAATCACGCGACGAGCTACCTCGTGGAATGGCGGAAGGACAACGGCGAGTGGGTCCGGGTACCGTCGACGGGCGGCCTGCAGGTCGAGGTGCCGGGCATCTATCAGGGGCAGTACCTCGCACGCGTGCGAGCGGAGAATGCGCTCGGCGTGACGTCGATTCCGGCGTACGGCGTCGATACGGTGCTCACGGGGAAGACCACTCCGCCGCCGTCGGTGGTGTCGCTGGCCGCGACGGGCATCGTATACGGAATCGACCTGAAGTGGGCGTTCCCGGGGGACGGGTCCGCCGGCGACACGCAGCGTACCGAGATCTGGTACAGCCGCACGCCGAGCCGCGATGACGCGATCAAGTTCTCGGACTTCGCGTATCCGCAGGCCGCGACGTCGTATCAGGGGCTCGCGGTCGGACAGGTTTTCTATTTCTGGGCGCGCCTGGTCGATACGTCCGGCAACGTGGGGCCGTGGTTTCCGGCGAAGGGGCCGGGCGTGCAGGGGCAGCCGAGCACGGATCAAAGCGACTACGAGAAGTACTTCGCTGGACAGATCGGGAAATCGGCGCTTGGCTCGGATCTCCGCGAGCCGATCGATCTGATCACCCCGCCGATGGCGGGCGACGCGACGATCTACGCGGGCGACGAGACGCTCAGCGCTGGCGTCTGGTCGTTGCAGTCGGCGATTGCCGAGGGCGACATGGCGGTCGCGAAGAAGATCGACACGGTCGCCGCAGAGCAGCGATCGAGCTCGAACCTGCTGAGCGCCGCGGTACAGACGGAAACGATCGCGCGCGTCGAGGCGGATCGCGCACAGGCGCAGCAGATCACGACCGTACAGGCGAAGGTGAACGACAACGCAGCCGCGGTGCAAACCGTCGCGAAGTCGTACGCCGACCTGAACGGGCGTGTCGCGGCGTCGTATCAGATCAAAGTGCAAACGACCGTCGATGGTCACAAGTACATGGCGTCGATCGGCGTGGGGCTCGATAACGACAACGGCGTCGTCGAATCACAGGTGCTCGTGTCGGCGAAGCGGTTCGCCGTGATCGACGAGGACGGCTCGGGTGTGATCGGTGCGCCGTTCGTCGTGCAGGGCGGGCAGGTGTTCTTGCGTCAGGCGCTGATCGGTGCGGGCTGGATCACGAACGCGATGATCGGCAGCTATATCCAGTCCGACAACTACATTGCCGGCCGGCAGGGTTGGAGGTGGGACAAGTCCGGTTGGATGGAAATCAACTCCGTGAACGGAAGCGGCATTCGGACGGTTATCGACGGAAACGGAGTGCGGGTGTACGACGGCAACGGCGTGCTCCGCGTGCGAATGGGGATGTGGTGAGCATGGATGCGGGATTGTGGATTTGGGACGGAGCGGGGCGCCTCATGCTCGACGGAACTACACGCTGTGGACGCATCGTTGGAATGCAGCGTATTCAAGAGGGCATGGACGGCAGCGCGGCGGCAGATCTCTCACGCGGGGAACCGTTCTGGGCATTCATGCCGGACTGGCTGTTCCAGCATATCTCGATGAACGCACCCGTTCCGATCGTACAGATCGGTGCGGGCGGCGTTTCATGGCGATATAGCACCGACGGTAGCAGTAGTTACCGAACGCCCGTGCCGGGGTGGCTCATATACGGGGTGTTTTGATGGGAGTCGGATTCCAGGCATTCACGGAGTCTGGCGTCTTTCAGATCGACGGCACAACGCCGAACTATCAGCTCGTTCAGTCAATGTCGGCTGTATCGCAGTTGATTCGTATCGATACGGTCTGGAACGATAAGAACATCCAATTCCAAGGGCAGTTCTGGGTGTGCTCGTTCACGTTCTCGGCAGAGGTGCCGCTGTATGCGTTCTCTGCTGATGCAGGTGTGGGCGTTTCGCTCTGGGATGCGAAAAGTGGAGATGGGCGGACGTATACGGTGCGGTTCATCACTGAAGTTCAGGCGACAGTACGGCTCTTCGTATTCTCAAAGGCTCCGGTATCGGGACGTGGATTTGGACTCCAGGTCTTCGATGGGCAGGGGCAGTTGATCGCCGACGCCGCCAGTCCGTTCTATCGCGTGCTCGATGTGATTTATGACGGGTACATGCGTGGCACCGGCTGGACAGTTGAAGGGGCTCCGAGTCCACAGTGGCAACAGCGTTCGTATGACCGGCCGGTGCTGATCTCTGGGATGTGGCCCGCGCATTACATCTGGGGTTCGTCGAATACCAATCAGAGGTTGTGGGACGTTCTGGAAATCAGTGCCGTACGTGTAAGTGGTGGCTCCGTTTCGTGGGGAACGCTTCTCTATAACGGAGGGCGCGGACCGAACATCACGACATTTTGTGAGTGTTGGCGCTACAGATTTATGGTGCTCGACGGAACCGGGATTATCTGACCCGCCGCCCTCGGGCGGCATTCTTTTTTGCGAGGGATCAATGAGGGTGGGATTGGTCGAAGGCGCGAGCTATGTCGGCAGCGGGGCAGCGGTGGGGGCTTCATTGTCGTTGAACGACATCGGCGTCATCGTGGGCCTCGCGACCGCGTTGCTGACGTTTGCGATTAACGCGGCGTATGTCTATCGGAAAGACAAGCGCGAAGAGCGCGAATCGAATGCGCGACTGCACGAACTGGAGAAGCACGATGGTTAGTGGCGGGAAAAAGTCGCTTGTGAGTGTTGTCGGGGCCGCTACTGCGGCCCTTTTGATTTCTATGATCCCGGTGTTCGAGGGCGAAGTTCTCGTCGCGCGACCGGACCCGATCGGCATCATCACGGCGTGCCACGGCGACACGAAGGATGTGCGCGCCGGCCAGCGCTTCACGCGCGACGAATGCCGTGCGCGCCTCGAGCAGCGGTTGATCGAGCACGCCGAGCCGGTTCTGAAGTGCACGCCCGACCTGAAGGGGCACGCGAATCAACTCGCGGCCGCCGTGAGCTTCGCATACAACATCGGGCCGGTGGCGTACTGCGGAAGCACGACCGCGAAGCGTTTCAATGCGGGGGACTGGCGCGGTGCGTGCCGCGCGATGAACGAGTCTGACGGCGGCCGGCCGCAGTGGGTCACGGCCGGTGGTCGCGTGCTGCCTGGTCTCGTAAAACGCCGCGCTGCCGAGCGCGAACTCTGCGAACGGGGGCTGTGATGCCGAAAGCCGCCATTTCGTATTTGCTCGTCGTAGTGCTCGGCGCCGCGGCCGGTGCTGTCGTCGATCATCTGATCGGTGCGCGCCAACTTTCGGACGAGCGGGCCGCGCGAGCAGTCGACGCGAAGCGACACACGGAGAACTTGAACGCCCTGTCGCGCGCAGCACTCGACGCAGAGCGGCGCGCAATCGCCGCTCACGACGCTGCCGCTTCGGCGGTGACTGCCGTCGACGCAAAACTCACAAAGGAGCGAAACGTTCATGAAGCGGAAAGTCGCAATTATCGCGCTGCTCTTGCTAGCGGCACTGACCGGTTGCGCGTCGAAGTCCGAAACTGTACGGCAGCCGATCGCGACGGTGTGTCCAACGCTGCCAGCACCGCCGGCGTGGGTGATGGTGCCGCCGCCTATGCAGACCTCGACCGAGCGGTTGCGGAGCGCATTTTCGCCGTCGCCGGCGACGATCAGCGTGAGATCGACAAATTGACGGCCCTACAGGGCTACGTGTGTGCAGTCCGGCCGCAGACACCTGAATGTCAGAATTGAAATTTATCTGTAAACTCGAGGGCGCATGAAGTGAACAACATCTAGGAACCTGAGACCAAATATGAAAAAAGTAATCGCCTTGGCGATGCTCCCGCTTTGCCTTTCTTTCTTCGGATGCGGCGGGGACGACGGTGGTTCGCCGGCTGCATCAAACAAGTTTGCCGTAAAGCTGACGTTTTCCGGCGCTCCTCTGGTCACGCAGCAGAAGATATCGCGCATGGCCGCGACGGATGCGGTCTCCGGGGCGGGTTCCGTGCCGGCGCCGTCTGCTGGCCAAGCGACCGTAAATGCTCTTCAGCAAAAGTTCACCGAGGCTGGCACTGGGATCACTGTCTATCCTGGTGTGATTGATGGCACGACGCTCCATCAGATTGTGATGTCGGTCAATGACGGAGTCGGGCCGACGGATGAAGAGCTCCGGAATGTCAAGCTTCCTACAGTTCCGTCTGAATGGGTGATTATCAATTTCCAACTTGACGACATGCAGACGGGGCGCTACGACCCCGCGCAGATTGCCGCGATGGCTCAATTTAGAAAGGACCTCGTCGTCTTTCAGGATCGCATCTATCTCGAGGGGAAAAGCCTTTACAAGGTTCTCCCGATTCGGACGTGTGATTTGCCCGCTGGACAAACGGCAGCTGACGGCTTGATCGATATCTTGGCGAGCGTCCCAGGCAGTGGCTATTTGATGGGCCTTGATTACGCTCCGGATAAGTCGCACATGGGAGGGGATTGTCGGACCCCTGACCAAGCGACGAAAGACGCGTATCTGAACGCTATCGTCGCCCCAATCGTGGCGAGCTACAACGCGGTCAATAAGCAGGTGAACGACTGCAAGACGAACCCATCGAGTCGCCCAGAATGGGAGTGCTGGGGCATCACGCCGGAAAAGAAATAGAGGATTCCGGGCCCCGGTCGAGTGGCCGGGGCGTCGCGCGCCCACTATAAGCCTCTCGCGATACTTCACAGTGGTGATTGTGCCGAAGACCCAATTTCAAAGAGATATCGGACTTGTATGCCTGTCGAGATTGACAGGGTGGCTTCCATAATCGGTCGCATGCTACATTCCCTCGCTGATTTCCTTGTGAGGATTTCGGCATGGGATTTGCGTTTATTTGCGAGGGAGACACGACCACGCATGGTGGTCGCGTGGTCGGCTGTAATGCCGCCAACACGGTTCATGGAAGGGCAATTGCGTTGCTTGGTGACATGGTGACGTGTCCTCGCTGTGGCGGAATTTACCCGATCGTCAGCGTAAAGCGCGAGCTAAACATGACGTTTGGCGACAGGCCAATCGCTACGGACGGAGACAAGACCGCCTGCGGCGCGACGCTTATCGCGTCGCAAGGCGTCGCCACGGTAGCCCCGACATCGGGGGCCGCCGGCGGCCATTCGATCGGCGGCGGGAAGAGCATTGTCCCCCAGTCGGCACCACAGGGACCGGACGGCCTATATCGCGGGCGCTTCCAGGTATTTGACGAGACGACTGGAAAGCCGATCGCAAACCATCCCTACGTGCTGCAAACAGCGGACGGACGGACAATTTCTGGCCAAACTGATGCCGAGGGCTACACGCAGTGGCATGAGGCAAACTCGGCAGGGTCGCTGAAATTTTCGGCCGAGTCGACTCAGGGACCCGGTGAAGGCGGCGTTGTATGAGTGGTCGCGCCTACGGAGCCAACTCCGGTCAAGGTGGCATGTCGCCGAAGGGCGAAACGACGCCCGTGCATCTTCGGCCCGCGACGCCTGACCCGGTCGATAAGAAGGTGATCTGCAAGGCCGTTTGTGTGTGTAGTCGCGAGCCAGACACTGGCGCATCGGGCCAAAGCCTCAAGCAGCAATGCGTTTCGCGCAACCTGCGCGACCTGGATCGGTCGATGGGATGGAAGAGCCCGTACAAGTCGGAAGTCAACTACGACATGACGCAGATCCCTCCGTCACCGATCATGCGCTCGGCGTCTCCTTTGGAGCCGCATCCCTATCTGCCAGGCTGGATTCAAAAGTATTGGCCTGGTGGAAAAGACGCCTATCCCGCCGGTGCGGGTGCAGTTCGGCGCCCTGACGTGGTGATTGTCAAGGACGGATCTCTGCCGCCAACTCAGGACAACATCAAGAGCGTGGTGGAGATCAAATTCCCGCCTCAAGAAAGGGATCGTGAGCAAGAGGACGACTACGCGCGCATCGCCGGCTCGCCCGATAAGGTTGCGACCATGGGCCCCGGCGACTGTGACTGCTCCGACGACGACGCCAACGAAAGCCCACTCCGGGCGGTTTCTGAGGCGCTCTCCGAGCTAGGGCGTTCCCTGCGCCAACTACTGAACCGCGGTCCTGTTACCTCGCCTGGCATGGGTGGCTTGCCGTTGCCACCGCCCCCCATTGTCGTTCCATAATTGGGCTTTCCTGGCATCGACGTGAACATGGATCAGAATTTTCTCGAATGGGCGAAGGCCAATCAGGGCAAAGCGCTGGTGCCCAATGGTCTTTTGGAACCTCGCTATGCAACCGGCGGAATCGGAGCGGCCGTAGTCGTGCGCGCGTCGCTTTATTTCGAGCGCGCTTTCGATCCCGCCATCCGCGAGGCGATTGCCGACTGTTTCGACGACTACTGTGCTGCACCGGAATGCAAGTTGACGTTCCTATGGAGTAACGGGAAGGCCGCACAGCCGTTCGCGCGCGCGAAGCCTTTGCGTGCCGCCGCCAGCAAGCTCGGTCCTGAGGACCGCTTCGACTTCTGCTATGTCGGCGGGGAGCAAGCTTCGGACGCGAGTTTTTGGAGGTTCGAGGTCGTGGGCCAGCGCCAATGGCAAGAGAAGATGGGCAACCGCGGTCTCAACTCCCTAGCATTCTCGTGGCCGGTCGTCGCTGTCCAAGAGAATCCCGATGCCTTCGCCAAGCTGTTCTTTGACGCCGCGCGCCGCTTAGGTGCCGTCCAAGGGCAGGCGGGCTTTGCTGTCAACCTTTCCCCGACCACCCCTCACGAGAACGAAGCGACAGAATACTGGATCGCGCAAATTATGCCGGGACTCGATGTCGGCGACCCTGGATCTACCTCGGCCCGTGACCTGAAGGGCAAAATTAAGACCGTCAATTGGCTGACGGCTATCGACAAACCCATGTTGGACGCTGTCGGTGGCATCCGCGCGCTGATGTCGGAGCTGCCTCCGAGTTGGTTCGCCATCGGCGACTACGGGGCCGGCGTTATCATTCGTGCGGGCGTGTTGCCCGAGTCGGGGCTCTCCGATCGCGAGGAGCACCCCCCGTTCTTGCCGCCGGCCTACGTCGTCCTCGACAAGGCGCTGCGGCGCGTGCGAGCGGAAAGCATGGACATTCTTCAGCGCGGCACAGTCAACGCGGGCGCGCCGGTCTACAACACGCGCGAATCAACTGCAGTGTGGCTGCGCCGCTTCGAGGTAGGCGACCACGAATTGCTGAGCGCGAAGGCTGCGGTCCTCAAAACACCGCGCTTGCCCAAAGGATCGATTCCCTACCCCATAGTGGCCGGTCCAGTTTGACGTGTCGGCGGCTCGCGGCGCCACCACTGTCCGGCGGGCAGCATGGTAGCCGAGGTAGTGTTCGCAGAAGTCAAGCCTAGTCTTCGCGTCTCATCGAGTAGACCCGGCTCGTTCGTCGTTTCGTCCTCGCTACGTGATACGGCAGAACGCCTCTTCGTCGCGCTCGACCTCGAGAATGCGTTTCAGCTGGTCTAGCGCGAACAACTCCACACCGCTTTTCTCTGCTTCAACCCGGGCTGCATCGACGAGCTTTCGCGACTTTCCAACAATGTGGCTTCGCAAATACGCGATTTCGAGCGCCATGCGTTGCTCGAACGTGTGCCGGCCGACCTTCTTGCCTTCCTCGAAACGCCATTTTTCGCGCAGTTCTTCCCACGTTACCCGCTGAAACTCTGGGATCGATTTCGGAGATGCGCCTGGTGGCGTGTCGTCCGGAGACTCCCAGCGCTTTGACCTGATTTCTTGCCTTGCACGCCACTCGTCGGAAAACGGCGCGACCGGTTCCTGCATGCGAGCGAATGGGGCGGCACGACCAATTTCCTTGTCGACGATGAAGCCGAGCCTCCGTAGCGGTGCGCCATACTCAAGCAACGATGGGTCGATCGCGCGCGCTCGGCGCGACGCATCGGCGATGCAGCTGCGGAGCTCCCACAAAGTGAGGCGCTGGTGCTGAACTTCGAGAATCAGACGCTGGACGTCAGCATATGTGCAGCGCGTCCACCACTCGGTCATCTCGGGTAGCTTGGGCGGATTGAACGGTGGCAGGATCATTTCGTAATACGGGAAACCTGTAATTTTATACAGTATATCGTGGACTATGATGAAGTGATCCATCCCCCGAT